TATTTCAGGCTCAATGATTGGTACAAGACCGTAGTCACAAATAGTACGAGCAAGTGTAAACTGTTGTTTGAGTACAGGATGTACCATACCTACACCTTTAACAATGCTACGCATCTTTGTACCATAAATCTTAGGACCAATACCGTTTGTAGCAAACTCTAACATCTGCTTTACTGGAAACTGTTTGAGTGTTCCATCTTCGTCACATCCACTGTCAATCTTTAGGAATGTATCAATACCTTTTTCATCCAACACATTAACCATACCACGTGTAACTGTGTCTTGGTAAAGGATCGCCGCCCAAATATTTTCATCGCTAAAAGCTGGTGCGTTTACCATACGCATACGCATTTCATGCACACGATCCATTTTATTATCTTCTGTATACTCACGCCCGTAGCGTTCTAGTACGCCGCCTGTTGAACCACCGCTGTGATCCATTGCTGCTATAAATCTACAATCCATTTTTTGTCTCCATGCTTCTTCAAAACCTTCTTCATAATCAGATAATGGTGCTCCATTACTACCAGCAATCCATAACCTTTTAAAATAACTATCTACTGATGATAATACTGTAGCATCTGTAGTTCTGATATGTCCTTTGACCAGCCAAAACAACCTGTATGCTTCTTTTTTAGATACATCCACGGGCTGTCCTTTTCATTTCTAGTCACCCAAACCTAAACAAGGAATAAGAATAGATTGTTTACAGTTGTCTGGATAAGCAATTGCTGACCCAAGGATGGGCATACCTACCATCCCAATAATAATAATTAAAAAAGCCCATCCTAGACCTTTTGTTGTACAATAGTTTGTTTGTTCACTCATATGACTCTCCTGTATCTCTAAAGAAGTTTTCACTCCAAAACGCTTTGTCGTCAATCCAAATATCGTAGTTCTCTTTTTGACCTACACTTAGTTCATGATATTTGCAACCCCAACTGTCTAGCTGATCCTGTGTTAATCCGCCATAATCGATACCACTTACGCAACCACGAGCAGTCATATATTTGATTGTGTGTCCTGCATCGTACAATGCATTTACTTTTGCAATCCTATCGTACATAGGAATATGATTAGCATAATCTTTTTTGCCACCACTGTCAGGTATAATTACTTCTTTACAGATAGTGCCGTCGATATCAATTACATATTTCATTTGTCTTTCCTTTTTTTATTCCATTTATACAGTCCGTATATACTGATAGCCGCCCAAAATATTTCAAGGGTAATATTGGCTAGTACTGGTTTAAAATATAGATTTACAAATAACAATAATGCTACCATTAGGTTTGCAAAACTATAAAAGAAACCTTTAGCATCAATTTTATCTGCTTGTAATAGCAAATAGGTTGATACTAAGAGTAATACTCCCATATTTCCAAATATGTCGCTCCAGTGTAATGCATAATAATCAGTCATTAGTCTCTCCTTTCAATATCGTCCTCAGACAGTTTCTCACCCATCCAGACTTCAATTACTTTGGCAGTCCTACTTCCTACATTATATGCTTTGTGCCATGTTAGTACTGGAATGTCAATACTTTCACCTGGACCATATCTTTTGCTTTCCTTATCGCCATTAGGAAATTCTAAATCCATACGGATTGTTCCTTCAATGACATGCCAGTGTTCACTACGAATAAAGTGTCGCTGATCACTAAGTGGTGTATCTGTGCCAAATGCTAACTCTTTAACAGCCCAACCTGGACCATTATGTAATACTGTATAACTTCCCCAAGCACGTTGTGTTGTAGGTTGGCTCCACTCTTTAAGTATCCAACTGCTACTATTCTTTTTATCATTTCCCCCAACACCAAACTCAAACGTTAGGCGTGGATCTTGTACTGACATTTCTGGAATATTATCTTTTCCACGATCACCACCATTTGCAAATAAAACTGGATTACCTTTCCATTCTGCTAGTGTATCAGTAAGTGCCGCGCATGCTGTGTTATCGCTATCGTCAAATTCAATGACTTGGTCTACGACTGCCAATTCTTTAATAATTGACATGCGTTCTTTCCAAGGCATAAATGGTTGTCCTTTTTTGCGTGTTAGCCAATCATCACTATTAAGTGCGACAACCAAGACGTCTCCCAACGCCTTGGCTGCTTTAAACATGGCAATATGACCGCTGTGGACTGGATCAAATCCTCCACTAACTACCACTACCCTTTTCATTAGGCTGCCTTCGATGTATATAAAAGGCGTCCTACATGAATTTTAAGTTTTTTAGGACTACGATCCTTGTGAATACGTATTTCTAAATCATATGTAATTGCGTTATCCTTTTCAGTATCACGAATTACAAATTCACGGATCTTGTATGCTTTACGAAGATCACCTAGAAAAGATTCAAACAAAGAACGTACTTTATCTGTATCCTTGCGATTATACATATACCCATCATGTGGTGCAATAATTTTAAGTAAATCATACTTAATATCTTGCAAAGTATATATACCTCCAATATTAAATTGGTTAGGATTTTTTGTATTAGACATTATTTTTCCTTTATGTTGCATTAAATGTCATTGTTGCTCCGTTTTCATTATCTTCAGCTACGCTGATTGTAATGTTACGGCCCGGATATTTTTGATTGATAGATTCTGCTAATTCCTCAGCAATCATCTCACAACTACGATGATTCAACTCCAGCGTTCCTACTGAATACAGTGATTCTAGCCACCGCTTGAATTGGATAAATTCAATATCTCTGTCATTGTGTTGTACATCAATCGCTACACGAAAATGGAAAATATGACGATGTGCGTATCCTAAAAAAGATACATCGTCCCACTTTCCTGTAGCAAGAGCTGGGTCATCAATAGCGGCAGGATACAAGTGTATCCCTTCACGTTGGAATGTAACCCAAATCTGTCTCGTGTTGACTTTCAAAGCCATTTTACTTTCCTTCAGTTTGTGTACGAAGGATCTTTAGGATTTCCCAAAGTTTCCAGTCAATTGCCTCAGCATATTTCATAAGCTGGGCCGCTTGCTCAGGAGAGAATACTTCTCCTGATACTGGTACTGATGGATCGATTGCTGCATTTTCTTCTACAGGTTCGCCATCTACAAGTCTAATCTTCTTTGCCATTATTGTCTCCTATCATGGTTATATTTAAAATAACAGAAAAATTTATTTCTGTCAAGCACTTAATGTTTCCAGGAATTCGCTTGCTTCTTCCTGCTCTTCTTCACTATACTCTCCACTAACTGTAGCTTTTTGTTCTTCAACATCGAAAAGATTACTAAAACTATTGTTAGTATTGGTTAGTGTTTTTTGCCCATTAAAATTAGCAAGCATTGGCGCAGCCTCATCAAGCATTGTCATAGGCGTTTCACTTTTAAATAGTTCTTCAATAAAGTTAACCATATAAAGTGTATTACGTGGTACCCATGCATCAAACTGTTGGTCACGGTTACCATTTTTAACTTTTCTCCAAGTCTTGTGGCTTGTATCAAATCTTGTTTTTGCTGTGTCAACAAGTACGTTTGCACGTTGGACACTTTCAATATGCTGATATACATTATGTGCCATTAGCAAGAAGTAGGATAAACTATCCCAACTTGTTTTACCTTCTTTGCCAATCTTGTTAAGCATACCTGGAGCATACCAACAGACATCACCCATTGTAAGTCTGTCACCTACAGGACTACCCCAAGGAAAAGGAATATTACTATTTGCTAGTTTTTTATCATCTACTGCACTTTCCATTACATAACCAAACTTATCATTTTGATGTCTGTGTTGTGTGTAGATTTGACCTTTAGCAGTTGCAATAAAAGGAGATGCACAATCAAACATTACTTCTATATCACTGTTTACTGTTTCACGTAAACTACGTTTAATTTGTGTATATGCCGCTGCCCATTCTAGTTTACTAATACCTAGATAATGTAATAGGTCACGCTTACCTTTTTCAAGCTGTTTATCGTCACGCATTTTTAATAGTGTACGTAAAATGATATTAATATCATTCTTAGCACTACCACCAAATGCAAATCCTTCGAGATCATGATGTTTCATTTTCTCATACCAGTGTTCTGCTTCGGCCCAATTACGACCCTGCATAACATTAAGATACTTTGTTTGATACTTACGATTTTTCTTAAACCAATTTACATTAAAATCTGTATAGTCTAAGCACTCATTGAAGCTACTAATTCCTGTTCGTTCACGGAATGTAGGTTCTGCAGCTAGTGTAGGAATATCTAAAATCATACTATAGTCTGATGTATGTTCTAACCAGTTTAGAATAGTATGCCTCAAACTATCATCAGTTTTAAAGTTTGGCCAGTCACATTGGATAACACCTTTAATAATCTGGAACCCACCTGAGTCACCAAGTATAAAAGTATTTTTTCTGTCACGTGCTTGCACCATATTATCATGTGCATTAGCTTTAGAAAGATCTAGTTGGGCATGTCCTGCTGAATATAACCCCCACTTATAATTGTAATAAGCATCAGGTTTTAAAAAGTCACATCCGTCAATACCATTCTCAAACGCATCAGGTATACGTTCATCAGGAAAGAAATCTGATCCTAGTTCTCTATACTTACTAATAGTACGATCATAAAAACTACTAATACTTGGCAAAAATACACTGTAGTCTTTATTACTGTCAGTTAGATTAACTTTGTTAGCCATTTATATTATACCGTTAATGCTGGAAGAATATAGTTATATTGTCCAATACCACTATCTACACTAATTTGTAGTGCGCCTCGTTTACTAATTTGCATTACGCATGCTCCGCTCATTCCTAGTTTTAGGATTGATAGTACTTGTGCCAATGGCCATGCATAGCCTTCATTAAGTTCCCCATCTACATTTTGTGCAAATGTACGCTTACCTGTAAAGCTACCATCAGCGGCACCCACAGTAACAATCAAGTTACCATTTTCAGTCTTTACAGTAAAGTTAGGTTCAATGCCACCATAGATACCAGCAACTTGTGTAAGTTCACTTACTTTTGCTTTTGTTGGTTCAAATGTAACATCCCATTCAACACCTTTAAACTTAACAGTTTGTAGTGTTTGTTCAACAATCTCTTTGCTCATAAAACGATACTGGTCAGTATTACCTTCAACGTCTTTAAATAAGATTGCATCTGGAATTGTTTGTCCGTTACGTTCACGACTTACAATTTCAATAGACGCATCTTCAGCTTGGTAACTTGTTAGCCCAGTAATACCATTTAGGAAACCAAGGTTACCCAAACCAAACTCACCAAAAAATTCTGGTACATTGTTATGCAATTTTGCTTGTAAAATAACAGTTCTATCACTATCCATAGCGTCTAGTTTTGTATCTTCTTCTGTTCCTGTGACTTTAACACTGTTAATAAATCCAAGTCCAGCTGTATGCTTGACAATATCTTGCACAACATCACGTGTGTTCATACTCATAAGTATCTCCTTTTATAAAATGTAATTTATATGATAGTATAGCAAATCTATGGTCTTGTCAATAGATTTCTTTACTAAGTGGTTATAATATAGCATAAAAGTGTAAAAAGGTCAAGGATTAATATTAAGGTTGATCGAAGGTTACGCTTGCGTCATAAACTTGAAATGGTTTTGTTTTAACTAGCACTGTTTTTTGATCGGTAAACATTCCATTACTACACGAATAACTTCCAGTAAATTGTGTTGCCCAATGTCCTGCATATATTGCTTTTGGTGTATGGAGTGCAAATTTAATATCAATATCTTTTCCTGGGCCAGTGTTTGGTTCTGGAGATATAGCCAGGTGGTTGTGATTAAGCATTAGTGTATCTTGATTAGATGTATTGATAAGCAACACAGTAAATCCTTTTAAGGTACACATAATAGCTCTATCATACTTTCCTCGAAAGACTATATGTGGACTTTCAGTATTAATGGGATCAACTGTAACTTCTCGTATATTTTGTAAGGGATGGCTACTTGTTAATTTGGCATACGTACATACAATAAAAATATTAATAGCCAACATTACAATAATAATACTTGCCAAAACTACATTAAAAATAGATGTCCTTTTTTGTCCCATACAAGTATTTAGTTAATCCCAGTGATTTTTACTAGTAAGTTGCGTATTAAACTCAGAAACCAACTCAATCATCTCTTGAGTGCTAATTCTAAAACTCCAATCGTTAAATTCTATTGCTACGTAGTCTGCTGGCTCACGAAGTGGTCGAGGACCACAATTTCTATGCTCCCAAAATACTTTCCCCATAGCAGTTTCAATACCGTCCTCGAAACCTTCTCTCCAGTTATTGCAAATATTTCTAAAATCTTTAATACTAATCCAATCACTATAAACACAATTGCGGCTAATTTTAAAACTAATCTTAACTTTGCCTTCATCTTTAAATGTATAAATTTTTATTGGTTTTGTAAACTCAAGTATATCTGTATTCATGTCCATCATACTCCAAACGTAATTCTGCTTCTAATTCTAAATTAAATTCTTGATGTGCATCATAATCTTCAATATATGCATCAATCCATTCTTTATCAGGTGGAGTTATTCCAACAGTATCCCATAATGTGTATATTTCTGGTCTTTTCATCCATTGTTCTTGTTTAATTAATCTGTCTGTATCCTCATCTTCAAGCTCTCTATCCATATGCATTCTTGAGATAAATTCATTTGCAACTTCCGGGCTACCTGGCCAAACGTGATCATATCCACTAAAGTTTGCATTTTCATCATCTTCCATAAGATAATTATACTCTCTTGCTGCCCAAGTTTCTATATTCCTGTCCCAATCACCTATTACTGCATTAATTAAAATTACAGGTTTAGCTCTGCTCCATTCGAATACAAAATCTAAATTTTGTGCATGTAGTAATAATGCTATACTTTTGTCTTCAATTAAATTTAAAAGTCCGTCCAATTGCTCTTCTGTAATTTCCAATTCATTACGTATATCAAAATTATAATATTGTTCTTTTTCTGAGGAAGTTAAATTCCAATAATCATCATGTACTCTAACTTTTCCCAATGGGCCTGGCTCATGATCAATAGACTCTCCATTTAACATGTATTCTGCATAATGTTCTCCTGCTTTACTTTCGCCATGTAAGTCAGGACTGTTATTTAAGAGATATGGTATCTCCATTTGGTTCATGCAACTACGGCTACATACGAGGTATAGTGTATTCATTCTCTGTCTACTTTCTTCATTTGTCTTGCTGTTTACGTTTTTCTCTGATTGCTTCTTGCAAATCAAGTATTTGCTCATTTTCTATTAATCTGATAATTGTTTCATTAACACCTATTTCGTGTTGTATCATTCCTAATTTAACCATTAGCTTATCAATTTCTTTTGTGTAAAATTCTAGTTCTTTTTTCTTACGGTCACGCCTATCATAAATGTCAGTAATATCTATAATAAGATCTGATTTTCTTTCTTTATCGCCACTGTTGTGTCCAATTAAACTACTCATTATTACCTCTCTTTTAAATATTTATATCTTCTTATAAAACTGTATATTAATACCACTTTTTAACCAACGAAAATTGGGTCTGTCAATAGGTACACAACTTGCATGTATCTGACAAGCATCAAATACCATTATGTTTCCTGGTTTAAATTCAAATACGTTTTCAATACTTAAACCTCTATTATTTTCTTTTGGTATGTGCGGAAATATATAATCAGGATGGTTTTGTATTCCTTTAAATTTACTAATACTACCATCAACCATATGGAAGTCTGGATACTCTCTGGAAATTTCATACATGCTGTCATCTTGCGAACTTATATTTTCTCTATCCAGTGTAATACTAAATCCAATATGACGTTGATGAAAAAAGGCAGTATGAGCTACTGCACGTGCAGATATAATTAGAGGTATTACACAACTTTTGTAAGGAATAATTCCATCTGTCCAGTCCTCGTTTGTTTCTTCTTTTGTAATTAAATCAGCATGAGCATCATGTAGCTGTGTAGTAATAAAATAATTGCCGCTATGTTCTCTTTCATAAAAGTCGCCTATTTCTTGTTGTATTATTTCTGTTAACCAAGGAAAATTTTTCATTAATTCTGTTATATGCACAGTGGGTTGTAAATTACTACTAGTAGCAGTCCACTTTAAATTATTAGTATTTTGAAATGCAAAAAGTAAAATTTGTTTTACTTGTTCTTCTGTCAAAACATTCTCTAATACTTTCGCAGGACTAAAATTTTTTATTATTTCATCTTTGTGTGCAACAAATGCTTCGCCGTATTTCATTAATCTACAAATGCCTTTTCTAAAACAAATTCACCTCGATGATTTGCATTGCCTTCAGTACATCCTACTTCTTCTATGAAATATTTACGCAATTCCATATTCATTTCTTGGGATCCACAAATCATAACTCTATCATGTTCTTTATCAAAAGATTCTAGTCCTAATACTTTTTGTACTTTTCCTTCATACATAGCATCAGTTATTCTGCCAGTATTTCTAAAATCCTCTCTTGTAACAGTTGGATAAAATAAAAACTTATCTTGTGTTAATTCACCATATGTTTCATCTTCATTAAGTTGGTCCCAATATTCTACAAAAGGCAATTCTGCAACAGTTCTTGCTCCCCATAGTAAAACAATTTTCTCATACATATCATATGCTTCTAATCCACGTGCAACACTTAAAAAAGGAGCAACTCCTGTTCCAGTACCCATTAGATATAAAGTACGTCCAGGCTTTAAATTGTCACATACCAAAGTACCAACTGCTTTGCTATTCACAAGTAACTCATCTCCTGGTTTTATGTGTTGTAATCTACTTGTTAATGGTCCATCTTGTACCTTAATACTAAAGAACTCCAAGGTATCCTGATGACTAGGACTTGCAACACTATATGCTCGCAGTAGAGGCTTACCATCTACCATTATTCCTATCATTAAAAATTCACCATCTCTGAATCTAATACCAGGATCTCTAGTAGTGATAATACGGAAAAGTCTGTCCGTATAGTGTTCTACTTTTAACACTTTTTCTTTTATAATCGCCATTAATTTACTCCACACGAAAAATTACATACAGTACAAGGTTGGTCACTGAAACTTTGATATAATGATTGCCACCAACTATTATTCATTATATCTGCTAAAGAGTAGTTTTCTAGATTATTCCAATTGTACTGTTCATTGTATATAAAATTTTTTGTTTCTTCCAAAAATCTAGAATCTACAAGCCCGCCATTTATCATACAACACGGAACTACGTGTCCACTTACATTAACATATATACTTTTTCTACTAAAGCATCTATCGTTAATTTTTCGTTGTATGGTTGAGTAAACATTTTGCACTTCCATAATAGGTTGCTTGGTGCTATAGTTTACATCTGCTGCTTTAATATATTTAGCAGTATCTTTTGGAGACCTATCTGTTGTTGTTTTAAATTTTGATAGTCCTATTTCTTTACTAAGTTGTTTGGCTTCTTGCACCTGGTGCTCATTCCAAGGAAAAATTATATATTTCCACTGTGCTTTGCCTCCTGCATCCACAAATGTTTTAATATTTTCCATAACTTTTTCCCATATGACTCCACGCCTATACAGATGATTGGTATCTTTTAGACCATCTATACTGAACTTCACAATGCTTTCATTGTGCTTGGGGAATTTACTAGCTAATTCTTTAAAGAAATTTTTAGTCCTAAGACCTCCGTTTGTGTGTAAATTTATAAATGCATTAGGTCTGTAATGAAATACTATGTCTATTATTTCAAGTATATCATTGTGTGCTACTGGTTCTCCCAATAATCCTACAAAGTCTATTCCCACATCTTCAGACAATAGTTCACATTGCATAACCTTTTCTATAATCTCTTTGGGCAGACTTTCATTAAATTTTACAAATGGATTTCGCATAAGTTCGTTATCATATACCACATGCCTTGCACATGACGGGCAAAAGGCATTACATGTTGTGTTTATATCAAATTCTATTATATCTATTTGGTTGTACATGATGATTAATTAAAAGCTACTATTATTTATATAAATACCATTATGAAGATTTTGATAACAGGAAACCGTGAAAAAGACTTAACAGGATATTTAGTACCATTGCTAGAAGATGAAGGACATGAAGTCTTTACTGCTAGTAGAGAAAATGGATATGACTTTGAAGATCCTGGATGCATTAAATGGATTTCTAAACTGAGCGATAATTACGATGTTTTTATTAATATGTATGCTAACTTCCATTTTAAACAAAGCATGCTATTACATACTGTATGGCATCGTTGGGCAGAACAAAAGCAAGCAGACAAACGCATTATAAACTTAGGTAGTACTACTGATACTGTTAGACGAGGAAAGTCTAATCTATATCATTATGAAAAACTTGCATTAAATGAAATGTCTAATGGACTCGGTATAATAGGAAATTGGCAAAATGCACCTAAAGTCTCACATATTAGTTTTGGAACATTGAGTAATAAACAACATAAACATGAAGATAGAACAACTATACCTTTAGAGACTGCTGCAAAGTATATAAAATGGATTTTGGATCAACCGACAGATTTAAATATTAATACGTTATCTATTGATCCCATCCAGAATTCATAATACGCCAAACATTTTGTTTAGTATAAAATACCGTAGCATTTTTTTCTACTAATTTAGCTAACCCGTTTGGTTCAAAAGTCTTTGCAATAGCCCTGTTTGTTCTCAAACTATTGGTATCGCCATCAGAGTCACTATTAGTAGTAAAATACATTTTTTTGGCACCATTACGTGCCGCATAATCAACTTGATAGGAAAGAATATGCCCCCAATTAAAATCATTATGCATCAAACGCAGACTTCCTGGTGCCCGTCCTCTATATTCTTTAAGAGTAGCAGTACGGACCATCAATCTCCATGCGTCAGGACCATATTCAGGCCAAGCATGGCATCCGCTTATACTGATAATAATACCATTATGCCAGGTACACCACCAGGCTTCTTCCCCCCACTTGCCAATTTTCATAGCATCTTTGCTTACATTATTAACAAGGCCTTCTTGTTTACATGCGTTACAAAAGTCAAAAAATTCGTTAGGAAGATTGTCAATGTTTAATAACATTATTTCAAAGTCTGTAATACGGGATGACATAAAATTATTTATTCCTTTTTGGTGCAGGGATCCTGACACATTGGTTGTGATAAGTCATGGTAGTGGTGGGGTAGGTAGTGCTGAAAATAATATCGCACATGAATTTTTACTCAAAGGTTATAATGTCGCTATATTAGATTACTTTACAAAATATAATATTGAATCACTAGGATGGATAGATCATGGTCCTTTTATGGATAAACATAGCTGCACGTATCCGCAAATGTTTGATATTGAGCTACCTAAATATGAAAACTATATCCATATTGGATGTAGTTTAGGTGGATACTATGGTTTATATCATGCACAAAAGTTTATAAAAAACTATTGCTTTTATCCTGGTGTATTGGGCGTTACCCAAGAACTTATAGATCAAGACTATAGCAATACAACAGTATTTTTACCAACAAATGATACTTGGTGCACCAGTTACCAAACGTTCAAGGGCATGTGTGCTAAACCTCCTAAAGAATATAATGTCCCTAATTGTTATCATGGCTTTATGCTAAGTAATAAAGATAGAGAAATACTAATAACAAAATATAACACAACTCAACGTATTTTGTCAAGTGACCAATTAAACACACTTAGACCAAACCATTACGCATTTGCACTATTATTTCCTGGATATTATAATGAAAAAATAAGATTGCAATCTAATCCAGAATATAGTACAATATGTCTAGAATATATATTTGAGGAAATTGCCAATATATGAATATAATTATTATATCACACGAACGAAGTTTAAATAAAGCACAGGGGTTACTTAGTGCATATAAGAATGAGAATGCATATCTGGTTGTAGATAGCAATCCCAATCAAACCAAAACATATGTTAGTGATGCACGTCACTTAATAGTAAGCAAATGTTTAGATGTGGTAGATATTACTAAGCAGATACCAAAAGCAGATAAAATTTTGTGTGTAAGTGAAAACTTGTTGCCACTACAATCTCAGTTGGAAAGTTATTATGGTATTAATAATATCAGTCCGTTCGCTGCTGAAGTATTAAGTAACAAGCAAAAGTTTGATGACTTTTTAAGAGAAATAGGATTATCACAATATACTCCTGCCAGCATTACACCTAGAAATCATAGTAGCTTGGGAGTGTTTAAGAACAAGCAAATATTTAGTAAGCCCGATATTGGCACTGGTAGTAACGTTTTTTATCCAGGAGATGATAATAACGCACCTAGTATAGAGTATAGACGCTGGAACAATAGACATCACTTTTTAAAACATTTAAAAGACAAAGGATCTCATAATGACTTCTTTGATCTTAATAAAAAAGGTATACATTTACAAAAATTTAACTACAAAACTTGCCGTATTATGTTTCAAGAATATCATTGGAGTTATAGTCCTACACTATGCCCTATGGGTTATGTGAAAGACGGAAAAGTTGTGATTGAGTTTTTTGTAAAAAATAGCAAAATTAAATATGGTGATGTTGTAGATCCCAATAGTGATCCAATTGAAAGCCATAGTGTAAGCGAAACAAGTGATATTACAAGAGAACGTGCAGTATGGGTTGTAGGTAAAGAAGAAGTAGCACAAGAGCTACAAGATTTATCATACAAATATATACAAACTATAGTAGACTCTTTAAAAATCAAAGATTTGTTTTTTGCAGGACCAGATTTTCATCAAACTCTAGATGGAAAAATTATTGGCATTGATTTTAATCCACGACCAGGACAGTTTGTAAACATATTAGATAGTGTAAACAATAATGAAATTATTACTAACTTTGTTAATCAAGAACCTATTGCTATTAAAAATAAACTTCTTTGGGGATGTGCATTACTGAAGCCTGGTAAAATTAAATCACTTGGCAATCTAGATATAATTAAACCTTATTTTAACGCACAAAACGTAGGATTAGAGGTTGATGCTAAAATACCTGAATGGCAGAATTTGCAAAACAAACAATTTAATGTAAACTTTGACATTATCGGAGAGAACGAAACAGAGCTTTTTAAAAATTACAGCGAAGCTAATAGAATATTACAAAACTGTATTACTTATTACTAACCTGTTTCCACAGTTGCAATCTAGCACACCAGTATTGTGTCAATCTGTCCAATATTATTGCAAGGAATACAATTGCTAAACCATTTAATAGCCCAATAGTTAATCGCTGTTGGGTTATTGCTGTTAGTACGTTTGCTCCTAAACCTTGCAAACCAATCATACTTGCAATTACTACCATACCTAGTGCCATCATAATAGTCTGATTCAATCCTGCAAATATATTTGTGTATGCTAAAGGTATTTGTATCTTTACCATAGTAGCCCACGGCTTCATACCCAGAGCTTTTGCTGCTTCTATCATACCATTATCTACTTCTCTTATACCAAGATCAGTAAATCTTATAATAGGAGGAATAGCGTAAACACATATAGCAATCAGGCCTGGTAGATCTCCAATACCAATAAGCATAATAATAGGAATTAGATACACAAAGCTAGGTATAGCTTGCATAAAGTCTAGTATTGGAAGTATAAATGATCGTACTCTTTTGTGTTGTGACATCCATATACCAACAGGTATACCAATTATAACACAAATGCAAACACTTATAATTACAATACTAAGTGTAATCATTGCAGATTCCCACATACCAAACAAACCTATAAACAATAGTATTGCTGTAAATGTAAGAGTAAACTTAAAATGTTTTGTAGTGTAAAAACAAATTAATGTAAGCGTGGATAGTACAACTATCCATGGCATGTCTACAAAGAATGCCTCGCTTACATCAATTAGAAATTGAAATGGATAAAGTGAGTTTTCAATTAATTCCCCATAGTTTCTACTAAACTCAAAAAAGTTGCTATCTAATGTACGCCTAATTAATTTAAGAATACTTTTATCTAGGCTAGGAAACTCTTCTAAAAACTCACTTTCCATATTTAAAGAGCAGCTTTAATTGTTGCTACTTCTTCTGCTGTAAACCAGTCTGTCCAAATTTCTTCATTATTACGAAAAAAGTCTTCTACTGCTTCTTCAGCTGTCGATTGTTGTGCTTCCATATCAATAAGCTGTGCATTGATTTCATCAATACTAAAATCACGCTTTGCTAGGTATGATACCATTGCAGTATTGTCTGCTGCAAAACCTGGTGCCATTAGAGATCGGATAGTTGGTTTTGGAAAATCTGAAACTTGTGGATTGGCACAATCTACATCTGTTGCACATGAGTTCCAATATTCGTCACCAGCATAACCTGCTGTAGTTGGCAATGGCACAAGACCAAACTTACTAAGCATACCTGCTGGCGCCCAATAAAAACCAAACCAGCCATGTCCACGTGCATCTGCATTTGCAATACTTGCGTCAAATGCTGCACCTGAGCCTGGAACAATTAGTTCAAAACCTTTTGACTTTACATCTAATGCAAGTAAGTTATTTGTCATTGTTGCATTACATCCCCAACCACCTGGGCATGTGAATACTTTGTTTCCTACTAACTCTGGATGCTCCAATAGATCTTCTACTGTTTTAATTTCTGGGTTTGCGTCTAGCACACTTTTACTTACATAAAATCCTTCTTGTGCGCCGCCCTGATATGGGTCAGCATTTGCCACAAGAATACGACCTTCTGCAATTGCTTGGTCTACTACATCGCCTACACTAACGCTAATAAATTCACCCGCGATATGTGGTGTACCTTTTTCTGTCATACTTGTTGCAATTGCAATACTTGCCGCTGGCATTAGTTCTGCTTCACAGCCATATACTGTTTCTGCTACAAACTTATCTAAGTATGCCATAAATTGTCCTGAACTCCAGTTGGGTTCTGAAATTACGATTTCGCAATCTGCTGCTTGTGCAGTAGTCGCAAAAGATAGTGTTATAGTCGCTAGAGCGACTGATAATAATTTTCTCATTTTCTATTTCCTTATTGAGATTTTTATGTGCCTAAAGGCGGTGTAATACACCTGTTTAATTTAGAGGCTTGCTTGTACAAATTCTTTGTATTTTTCTGTTACTTTGCCAGTAACTTTAGCTAAACTTCTTGGCCAAGGGCCTGTGTTTACTGTACTATGAGGTATGTTTGACCAGTCAAACCAAATTACATCCCCTTTTTTCCAAGGATGTACATAAGTATTACCAAACTGAATAATATGTCCTGGAGCCCATTCGTCTAACATTACGAACACTCTCCCCCATTCTACATCTGTTGCTCTACTTGCAGCATTATCTGATCTTTCTTTACGTAGACCTGTCAAGCTGTCTATATGTAAATGTAACATCATACCTGTATATTGTGTCTGTATATTTATTTGTGCATCAGCAAGCCCTACTTTGTCAGCTAGGCTGTTTAATATTGGTGTTGTTTCATCAGTTGTCCACTGTCTATAAATCACATGGTCTTCTGGTATACCCCAATCTTTACACAACAATTCTTCATAATCATAACTAAAATGATCGCCGTCAGGTGCTACTGGTGACGGCCAGTAAAAATCATACTCTTTACTACGAGCTGTTTTTACTTCTTCTGTCCAGTCTTCGTATATATTTGCTACAGTTCTGAATCCACTACCATGATCACTTTCTCTAAAAGGATTAAAATCATAGTTACTTGTTTCTACTGTAACATCCCATCTATTCTTCATGAGTCATCTCCACAAATAATCTCCACATAGGAGGCCTGTATAGATTACAATGATCATAATCTATTTTAGATACTTTAAGTCCTACATGTTTAGCTAATGTTGACATACTGTGTTCTGTATTATTAAAGTACCAAGTATATTTCCAATCTCTATCTACAAAAAAGAAAGCACTATTACGTTGTGCATCAGATAAGTCTCCATGAAGCCATGTGTGTGCATGTTCTGCATCTGGCTGAAATAGTTTATAATAGTTATGGTTGTGACTCCATAATAATAGCCCATTGGGTGCTAAACATTCCTTTAGCTTTGCCATATTACGATATTGCTCATCATACGTATACCAATTCATTGGACCAAAGCATATAATTACATCCCATGTCTGTCCTTGAGGATCAAAGTCACTTTGCTTGGCAAGTATGTCTGCCTCCTCTCTATATGGATCTACACCTGTCACATTGTTAAGATACTTTTTGTATTCATTAACACCGCAACCCATATCCAATATAGTGAGGTCAGGATTATCAGCCTGCATAGCCTGCAATCTATCTACAAGTGCTTGTCCTCGTATATTCCATTTATTTGCAATGGGTTTATCATTTATATCTTTTATTTCACCAACTACACCTGTAGTACTTGTTCCATTTTCTCCAACAAAATAATTATGCTGATACTGTTTATCTATTTCTTTTACAAAGTCCTCCATTGTCAAATTTTGCCAATGACTTACTTTATACAAGTGTATTGGATAATGTGTATCTCTGACTTGCATACTAAATTCTTGTTCACAGGCAGCTATAAACTCCTGTGTAAATGGAAGTTGGTTAATGGGAGATTCTGGCGCAATGTTCCAACCAAACATTTCCTGCACTTTATCCCATACTAATTTATTAAGTGGATTTTTATACATTTTCGTAATAGTACCTTTCTAAATGGTCTATACCCATTTGTTGTCTCAATTGTTTGGAAAATACACATTCTATCCTTAAACTAAAGGTATAACTGTGTGTGCTTTAAAAGCACTTCTAGATGTAATTGGGACAGGTTCTATTCCGTCTAAGACGTAAAATGTTTTGTCCGAGCCAAAGTTTATCAGATAAACTCTTCTCTATTTGTATTTATTAAAATAATATTTTTTATTAAAAGTTAATTTTTCCATGCCCTAGTAAATCGTCCTCTTACATGTATATCCTGTAGCCAGTCTTCCAAATTATCAATACATTTCATATCTTTTTTATTTTGGCCAGTAATATAACCATATTCAGGATACATCTCTGTTAATACATCATATATATTATTTTGCACATAGTATAAATGACTATATGCTGTGTCTGTATAATACTCAGTCAAATTATTAATTATACTATATCCTATATGGTCGTATTTGTCAATACTTTTAAAATAATGATCTTTCATTTCACTTTTAAGCTGTTTAAATTTAGGAATATCAAAAAGTTTATTATACATATCTATAATTAGTTCACTTCTATTAGAATGCAGTGTATAGTTTTCATTAAGCATATATGTTGCTAATCCATACCAATACATTGGAATTACAAATGATCTAGAATAAAAAAGTCCTTCAAATACTTCTTCTTTTGTAAGTGTATCTGTTGATACACATATTTCATCTATAACATCGTTATCGTAAGGCTTTGCTGTACCTTTAATATTTGCCCAAGTTAAAGTTTTAAATCCTGTATTAAACTCTGTATTACTCAATCTACTTAAAGTATTAATTTGCATCATCTGGAAAGGGGCTGGCATATCTAATATTTCATGTAATCCGTTCTTAAAATTCAATAAAGTATCGCCAGGCATAGGAAATATTAATTCAGTATAGCTACTTAAATTATTATCTGACATGTCTTTTATTATGGGAATAAATCCATTGATATCATATGTATTTTTACGTTTTACATTGTCTAGTGTTTCTGGATTAGTGCTTTGTAAACTAAATCCAAATATTTCATCAACTCCGCTTTCTTGTAATTTTTTAGCAAGTTTAATAATTTGCTCTCCGTGAGTTTTTGCCCATGTGGGCATGAAACTGCCATCAAAGTTTCCTTGCATTTTTTGATCTACAATAAAGTCAACCAATTTTTCGTCTCTTGGAAATATACCAAAATTACTATCTGCAACATCTACAGCTCTTACATTATTATCGCATATCCATTTTAATTCTGCTAAACATCTATCTGTGTCAAACATTTGTATCTTTTGATACTTTTTATGTCCTATATCACAAAAACTACAACTATAAGGGCATCCTCTATTACCTTCAAACACAACACGTATTTTCTGTTTATTCCCTTCCAACAGCTTGTCAAAAAATCCATTTAAATAAGGACTGGGTATCAATTTAGGATCTGCATATTCTGCTTCAAGTGCATTATTAAAGTCTTTAGTAACAATACCTGGCAAATTTAAACTATCACTAGTAAGTATTTTACGCATTGTTTCTTCGCCATAGTAAGCAATCACTGCATCTACTTCTGGATGCTCTCGACACCATTCACTTGTGTATTTTGGATCTGGACCACCTACTATAATAATACATTCGGGATATTCTTTTTTAATCTTTTTTAGCAAGTCATATGTTTCTTTCCAATTCCACATGTAACAACTTGCTGCTATAACCTTAGGATTTACTATTTCAATATCGTCTTTCCACAAGACACCTGCCAACTGATATCTATCAGTAACTTCTTTAAACTGCTCGCAATATCCCCAAATAGTGCCTATAGCTTGGGGCAAACAGGCCATGCTTCTCGATAAAGGTAGTTGTATAAAGTATAGATTATCCATTGTATTTAAAATGCTCAGTATCTGTCCAAATTCTTCCTTGATCTGTTTTACGGAATAGATCATCTGGCCAGTCAAATAAGTCCATCATTAAAGCCCACCTAGGACCTGTTGCTTCTTTTAATCTTGGAACACTATGCATCATACGAGTGTTAAAAATTGTAGGCTTGTCTAATACAAAACTTTCTACCCTATGATTAAATTGATCATGAAAGTATTGTGGCGTAGATTCGAAGTCTCCCATAAGAGGTATACCAAAGTTTGCCCATTTCCTTTGATCAATATGATTTACTAATCCTCCAGGCTCTACACTGCTAATAAACCAACTACGATGCCCAAAATCAAAATTTAATCCCTGATAAATTTCTTCTAAAATAGGAAATTCTGATTCAAATACATCCAGCTCTCTCACATTCCATTGCAATCCGTTTTGATCATAGCCATCTTTCCATTCATCAGATTCTTCTGCAAATTCGATCAGGTCTCTAAAAATACTTGGATCATATTCTAAATCTATTTTTCTGTGGTACCAATTCGTCATTATTTTAACCTATAATTTTCAATAATTGTTTCATATAATTTTTCATCAAAGTTTAGACAAAATACAATCATAATACAATTGTCTGTCATACTAAACACACTATGACGCTTACTTGCATTAAAGTAATATAAGCTGCCTTCTTTTACATTTAAGACTTGGTCACCATATATAAACTTCATTGTATCTTTGCTACACTTATTTACAAAAGCAATTAGCCTTGCATCCTCATAACTATAATCAAGTTTATTAATATCATAATGCTCTGGAAAGAACCCTCCACTATCTAATCTTAAATAGTGACATCTACCTAACCATGGTTTCCAGGGCTCAATAATTTTTTGTAGCTCTGGACTATCTTCGTATACATCTGTGTAAGTTTTAATATCTTGATTTGTTATATTCGTACCATTATTTTTATTATATTCATATAAACTGTCTAAGTCTGGAATGCCGCTTAGTTCTCCATCCAAACTTGTAATACTAAGTCCCCAACGATTGTTTGGCTTACGTACATTATACGGCTTCCAATCATCTTGATATCTTTCCATTTCTTTTATTAGGTTTTTAGGATTAAATGACTTCATCTCAAGCCAGTCTTCCATGCTATGTAAACGCATTAACGCTCTGTCTTTTTTATCCATCATATAAATTTAATCCTTTTGTTACGCTCGTTTACGTCCCAATTTACAAAAGATCCATCTTTTAGACCCGACAATACTTGTTCATATGTATGATGTCTCCAACAAACACTAAGTATACTTCTGTCTGTATCATCTATATTTTTAACACCATGTATTTTAGGTCCACTAAACAACCAAGGAGCCATTACATTTGTTTGCTCGCTTTCTGTATAAAGCATTTCAAACTCCAGTGTGTCTCTATCAAAGTCGTTGTAAAATGTTTGTGGACTACTTTCATTATATTTTCCTCTAATTGCAAAGTTTATAATTGCTAACCTATTTCTGTCTTGATGAGGAGGAATACCACCAACTGGCGTATTTGTATATAGCATTGTATCTGGCATAATAGGAGGATTAAAAAGCTCTGCAAGCTCTTTGTGAAATTCAGTAAACTTATAATTCTTAGACTCTAATCTTGGAGTATCCATTGTTTCATGTACTGTCCAACGTATATGCCCACAATCAAATACATACCAATTATCATCAGCAATACCATTTACATGATCTAATAAAAAATCTCTATCATACCACAGTGTTGGTAATTCACAAGCATACTCACTTGCTTTTTCCGTCAGCGGTAATTGTATCTCTCGCTTCATCATTAAACCTTTCATATGTTGTTTTTATGTTTTCCAAATAGTTTAGCATACTATTTGCATCACTTACTTGAAAGCATGTCATGGGATTATGTGTAAAATCTTCATACTTTACAATTTTACAAATAAGGTTGTCTATGATCATACTATATCTATGACTACGATTTTTTCCTAATCCTTCTTTTGACATGTCTTCCAACATGCCAATTTTTTCTGCCCATTCGTATGCAGGGTCAGGAAGTGCTTGTATATCTGTGATACCTTCACTATTCAACCAAGCACGTTGTACATATGTATCTTCTGTACTTGTAACCCAAATCTCATCTATTCCCAACTCTTTAAATTTAGTGTAAAAGAATTCATATGTACGCATTTGGCTTGCGGCATACTCAACAATAAAACTACCTGGTACGCCTATAAGTAATATTCTTTTATCTTTAAAAAGTTCGTGTGTACTTTTCCATTCTGTTGTATATCCAGTCTTATGTAATGTTTTTACATCTGGTATAATATCAGCTATCCTGATCATATTCTATTACCCTTTCATTTGTTTCTAAGAAGCATCTTTTTGCTTTTCTACCATACCAAAATAAATGTTTTGCATGATCCAAGATGTCCTTATAGTTTTTTATTTTTACAGTAACTTCACTTTCTACGTCTTGTAAAGGATCATTTTTCAAAAACCAATTAGTATAATTTTTAGTAAATGTTCTACTGTCTGTTGATCTATTGTATCTATCTAATATATGCTTATTGTACTCTAGCAATTCAGTAATATCCAGATCCCACCTAGCACTTACAATCATTTTTAATTCTTTATAAATTTCATCTATATTTGTATATAGCCAAGATGCAGTTGCTCCATTATCTTGCATATGGAAGTTATCTTGTGATTTGTAAACTGGCCTGCCCCATGGTTTATTTTTAAATAAACTATCCTTTACACTGTCAGTATGAACAACATATTCTTTATGTAATGCACCACTACTTATTTTGCTCCACTCAAACAAAAATTTATAATATTCTATAAGAGGAACATTGAGCTCTCTGTTTAAATAAGTTGCAATAACTTGGCTGAATCCATGATAATGATGTGGGATAACAATGCCTTTGGTAAAGAAGTAACAATCTATCCATTCTTCCTCTGTCATAGTATTACTTGAATAACAAATGTAATCTATCTCGTTGTTGCTATCTTCTGGATAAGTATTGCCTCCTGCAGGTGCAGGTGTTGCAGTATATTTTAATCCATATAAGTTTTTATAGTCGTCTTGCATAAAAGGAGTATTGGGTACAATGCTAAGTGGATGCATTTGTAATGCATGATCACTTCCTATGTCTAAAATTTGTGCAATACCATTTATCCAACTATCAAAAGATTCGTTAGGTAGTCCTAATATAAGCTCACAGTAATTATCAACACCATTTTTATGAAAGTCGTCTATAGTTTCTTTTAATTTGTCATTTGCTGCATTAACACGTTTAATTGCAGCCAATGTATCTGGGTTCATACTTTGTAAAGCAATAGTCATCCCTCTACTAATACCTGCTTCCTGATTAAGAATTTTACCTAGTTCTGTAACTCTCTCTGGTGACTGTTTTGCTGTAGCGTAGTCAATATTTCTAGGATATCCTGTTTTTACTTTATTTTTAGCAACTCTTTTCATAATTTTTAAGTCACGTTCAAAAATACCTAGGTTACTATCTGCAAAATAAAGAAAGTCAATTTTCTTCTTTGATACCCAGTCTATTTCCTTTAGAACTCTTTTTTCTTCAAACTTTGCTATTTTATTATAGTAGAGTGCCTCTTGGTCACAAAATGTACATTGGTATGGGCAACCTCTATTTGTTTCTATAATAGCACTATATTTTTTGCCTTTTTGCATAAGGCTATCCATAAGTCCACTAAGATAAGGACTTGGAATATCATCTATATATTTGTCTGGTTTAGGGGCTTTATAATCATGATCTAAACTTAAAATACCAGGCGTATCTAAATTATTTCTAAGTATTTCAGCAAAAGTTCTTTCTCCAGCATATGTAATAATTATATCACATATATCTGTATTTTCCTCTAACCATTGCTTTTTGTAAGGCACTTGTGGGCCGCCCATTACAACTTTGCAGTCTGGATATTTTTGCTTAATTTGTTTTGCTAGTTCTTGACTTGCTTGCCAATTCCAAACATACGTACTAATTGCAACTATATCAGGATCTTGTATTTGTTCTACATAGTTTTCAGTAGTATCTCTTTCAAAAATAATACCACCCAATTCCCAATTTTTTATAATATCTTTTTGTGTTTTACAATACTCCCACAGATAAGCAACCGATAACGGCAAAAAGGTCGCATCTGCAATAATATTATTAATCTGTGTAAAGTAAATTTTTTTCATCACATTCCCTTAAAGGATCATATGGTAGATGTGGCCCCATAAAGCCAAATGTGAAATACTAGCTAGAACTAGCGCCGATCAGGCAGTAACACTCTTATTTATGCGAATTGGCAAAGGTGAAGGGAATCGAACCCCTATCTTCAGTTTTGGAGACTGACGTGTTGCCACTACACCACACCCTTATAGTTACATATTAGCATACTTAGCATTTAAGTCAAGCAATATAAATATAATTATGGACAAATATGAATATGCATTTGACTTTGCTGTAACGACATTCTGCCAATCTAAATGCAGGACATGCCCTAGAACAAATACTGATACAGGAGAAATGGTTGATTGGTTAACACCAACACATGTTCCTTTGGAAACTCTTAAGCATCGTTTTGATAGTATAAAGTCTATATTGCCAAGATCTAAATTTTTACATGCACAGCTATGTGGAGAGTTTGGAGATCCTATAATGCATCCACAGATAGATAAAATTGTAGATTATTTGCAGTCTTCTGATCATGTTAGTGCAATAGAAATAAACACAAATGGCGGATTACGACAACCCAAGTGGTATGAAAAGATAGGTGAATACGATAAGATAGAAATTATATTTGGTATTGATGGTATTGATCACGACACTAATTGGAAATATAGAGAAGGTGTTGACTTTAAAAGAGCATGGGAAAATATGTTAGCATTTAAAAGCAAAAGCAATAGAATCAACTGGCAGTTTATAATATTTGAATGGAATTGGCATCAAATAGAAGAAGCCAAACAAATAGCTGATGACTTAGATATTAAAATTAGCTTTATCATAAACAGAGGATTTCATGGTAGATTGACACCTGAACTTCGCAATAGAGTGGAGAGTATTTTAAATGTCCTGTCTTGATTGCCACGTGATACATTTGTCATATAGAAAAATGTTTGAAGTTACTGCACAGGGCAGAGTATGGCCATGTTGTCACTTGGCATCCCATTATGATGAAAAACATCCTATTGAAGATAAAGTACTTACAGACAAATTTAAAGATGATCCAGATTGGAATAATATTGACAAACATTCTATTGACAAAATACTGGATGATAAAATGTTCAGGGAAGTTTTCCCTTCGCATGAAAACCCACAGGGCTCAGTTTTAAAAACTTGTCAAATATATTGTAAAAAGAAGTAATGGCTGGAACGATAGGACTCGAACCTATACTCTGCGCTACCAAAAAGCGATGCATTACCATTATGCTACGTTCCAATATAATTTAATATAACACCTGTTAATGTAATTGTCAACAGTTTTATTTATAATAAATAAAACTATGGAATATAATGATAATAATCGTGCTGATATTGAAACTATAAAATATTTTATAAAAGAATCACAACAATATGAGCATTATGAGCTTATACAACCTAAGCCTACAAAATTTGATAACTGGCAAGGCGATATAGATATAAGGCAGGAATATGCTAAATGGATTAGTGAGGAATCAAGAGCACCAACGTTAAAGTTTGATCTTCCCAACTTACCAGTCCAAGAAATGGTTGATGAGGCATACAACGCTAGTGAATATTTTATAAAACAGCGAGCTAACGCCCATCCTGGATGGTTTAGTATGGCGCTGCATGCACAAGGCGAACCTGGTTCTGGATCTATGTATACTGATAATCCTAGATATTATCCTGGAGTGGAACAAGAACATAGCTGGACAGAGCTTGCTGAATTTTGTCCACGGACAACAGAATGGTTTAAAGATGTCTGGCCATCTTCAGATAGATTAAATCGTGTAAGATTTATGTTATTGCGTCCAGGAGGTTGGATTGGTATACATAGCGATACTGGCGAAAATGCTTGGCGTTTAATGACATATAATATAGCATTAACGAATCCTAGCAATTGTTTATTTGCTCAAGAAAAAGCAGGAACAGTTCCTTGGGAAATTGGAGATATTCGTTTTATGGATGTCTCAAGATTGCATTGTGTATATAATGATACAGATCAAGATCGTTTACATATGATTGTTTTGGATGATTATAATGAACCAAAGCAGGAATTAGCATGTAATAGCTATGATAAACTTATTGGTAGTTAAACCAAATTAAGTGGTAGTCCCTACGGGAATCGAACCCGTCTTTCCAGGTTGAAAACCTGGCGTCCTAACCGATAGACGAAGGGACCACTGTGGCGGGCAGTTAGGGATTCGAACCCTAGGAACGCTATTAACGCTCGTCCGCTTAGTAGGCGGGTGCTTTAAACCACTCAGCCAACTACCCTAACAGTTTAGAAATACATACTCGCTTGCGCCCTTGTGAGGCCTTGTCCCATACACTGAAAAGCAGGTGTATCTGCTCCGGTATGCATTTCTAAACTGTTAAACTTACTATAATACATTTATTATTTATTGTCAAGCCTTTATTATGTATGTATATAAATATAATTATGAAGTGCAAATGGCCATTAAATCATTTAAGTATTAGTAGTACAGGTGTCTATAGACCATGTTGTGCTTGGCAAGAATCTGAAGGACAACCTCTTGTTGCTACAAATACCTTACAGGATTATCTTAATAGTAATTTTTATAAAGACATCATTAATGATCTATCTAATGGTAGGTTCGCTAAAGGCTGTGAAGAATGTGTATTGGATGAACAGGCTGGTGTTGAAGGCATGGTACATAGTGGAAACTTCAGATATCCAGATAAAACAGAATTTTCTGTATACGATATGGAAATTAAATTTGGGAATATTTGTAACGCAGGTTGTATAATGTGTAGTGCATATAATAGTAGCCTTATAGAAGAAGAAAATAAAAAGAATAGTGAACTTTTAAAGTATAGACGTAACTTTACTAGCCCTACAGGAAATTGGTTTGAAGATCCTGAAAAGTTCGAAGAGATAGCCATACTAGCATCACAATGTAAAAAAATACGTTTTACTGGAGGAGAACCAACAGTACGTGGATTAGTAGATGATTTTCTTGCAATTGTAGCAAAACATAGCACTAAGCCACTTATCCAACTTACAAGTAATGGAAGTAGTTTTGGTGGCAAATTACAAGAATGTCTACAACAATTTGACAAAGTGAATATGAACCTAAGTATTGATGGGTTTGACAAAGCTAACGATTTTATTAGATGGCCAATTAAGTGGAAAAAACTTACTAAGAATATAGACAAAATGCAAAGTTATAAAAATATACACTGTAATGTTGAAACAAGTTTACAAGCAGGTAGTCTACATAAATTAGATAAACTTGTTGAGTTTTGTAATGAGAGAAACTTAGACTGGAATCCATGCAGTGTCTATAGTCCAGAATATTTACAACCTTTCTTAGCTAATGAAGAAATTATAGAAAAAGCAATGAGTTTAGGAAATAAAAAAGTAAACAAGTTGCTTGTATATAATAGCGGTAAACAAAAGAAGGAAATTTTGAGATCTAAAATGATTAGATACTATGATACATTAAGTAAAGTTAGAGGTATAGATTGGAAGGAATGTTTTGATGTCTGATTTTTTAGAACATATTACAAATAAAATTACCAATGCGAAATTAGTAACTGACCCTTGGAAGTATATAGTTATTAATGACTTCTTTCCTGAACCTGTTTTGGAAAAATTTCTCGCAATGCATGAAAGTTTAGATTGGGAAGATTTATTTGACGAAGAAAGTAGTTGGTTTACAGTCAAAAAGCCTAATAATGAAATGAATATATTGAAAGGAGATACATTTACACAATCTCTATTCGAAATATTTGATTATTTTCCTGGAGAGTATATTACCAAACAATCTTTCAAAGACGATACAGACAAAAATACATTACAACCTCCCCATAGAGACAAAGGCGAGTTTATAATGACACTACAGGTATTCTTACAGCCTAAATCATATAAAGATGGCGGCACAATCGTAATGAGTAACAGTGAAACAGATGTAATAGAACTTCCACTAATTACAAATAGCTGTACAATATTTTTAACGAATGACAAATCTTGGCACAGAGTCGAGCAACGCAATTATGAAAGAAAAAGTTTTTTACAAAGATGGATCGCAACTTAATACAAAAAATGCATGTTAGCATTTTATTCCCATATAGAAATAATGCCTATAGTCCTAATGATGATTTAGCACTTATGGAAGATATAATGCAGAATGGAATTGTAGACCCTATAATTCTAGGTGTTGGTGTGTGGAGTAGAAAGGTTAGGTTAGATACAGGCAATCATAGGATATACTTGGCGCCTAAACTTGGAATTACACATTTGCCTGTAATTGCACGTGTGCATAATTATTGTACTTTTGAGCCAGGTAATGGAGATCATAGTTATGACTGTCCATATATTACTCCAAAAAAGGAATGGCTTGACACAGATTACTATGCCAAGCCTAGTGATGTTTTAGATATTATGGAAATATTAAAGGGTATGGAGATAGGCTAGTAAAATATCCTTAGTAGCCTGCAAATCTCGCTTGTCCGCCATTTCAGTAACAGTATGAATATATCTAGTGCCTACAGCTAGATTAATAGCTCTAGATCCTCCTGCTATTTGTTGGCCTCCTGCGGCATCTTGTCCGCCTCCACCAGAGGCTACCCGTTGCATTGGAATATCTTTTTCTTTGGCAATTGCTACAATTGTCTTTACTAATTCTTTATCTGATATCATACTTGCATCTCTAATACCTAAACAAAATCCTTCGCCTAGTTTACTAGTAGTTTTGTTTCCTGGTACTCCTGGTGTGTCACAAGCAAGTGTTACATCCAAACCAATTGTAATATCAGGTTTTACATTATAAGATGCTGTTTTAGCACCACGCAGGCCTACTTCTTCTTGTACTGTGAATACAACGTAAAGATCAGTATGTCCATTAAAGTTACGTAATGCTTCAATACCTAACCAACATGCAATTCTATTATCTAGTGCTTTACTAACAACTCTATGTTCTCCCAATTCTAGAAACGGCTCGTCCATGACCACGTAGTCTCCAATTTCAATAACATCCTTGGTATCTTTGCCCATACCAATATCAATCATAAATTCATCTGGATTGGGTACTTTTTTTCTATCTTCTGGCTTTGCAAGATGCACAGGCAATCCTGCAGGATTCATTACACCTTTGTAATTGCCATTATCTGTACATACTAGTACCCTGCGAGAGAATAAATTTCTTGCGTCAAATCCCCCTAGTGGTTGAACGTGTATAAATCCATCGTCATTAATATAATTTACAATAAATCCAATTTCGTCCATATGACAAAGTAGCTCTACTTTTGGTCCGTTTAATCCTGCTCCCCTACAATGCACAATTAAATTACCCATAGGATCAATTTCATGATCACACGGCAAGTCTTTAATTTCATCTAAGATAAGATTTCGTAAATTTTCTTCACTACCAGCAATGCCTGGCGTTTCACATAAGTTTTTTAATAATTCAATATTCATATTTTACCTTTTGTTATTTGGCGCGGTTGACGGGACTCGAACCCGCGACCCTCGGCGTGACAGGCCGATACTCTAACCAACTGAGCTACAACCGCGTAGTTGTAATTTATTGTCACGTGGTAGAGACAAGTGGACTCGAACCACCGACCTTTCGCTTATCAGGCGAATGCTCTAACCAACTGAGCTATGTCTCTATATTGGAGCGGGCGATGAGATTCGAACTCACGACAGTTTCGTTGGCAACGAAAGGCTCTACCACTGAGCTACGCCCGCTTAATAAATGCTCCTTCAGTACTTTGCATGGCACTTAAAATTTCGTCCCATTGTTCTGGTGACATCAATACGTTTGTATATAAATCACTTTTAGCGTTGTACTGTTCTACTTTTACACTGTCTTCCATGAAGCTAATAATAATTTCTTCATGTCTTCCTGTATCGTCCAATACACGTAGTTCAGTGTTATCAAAATTAAACTCTACAGTAAACATCAATTACACCATGATTCTTTTTTATCACCGTAATATTCTCTGGCAAAGCCTTTTTTAATTAATTGCTTTCTTAGACTCTTTCCGTCTATCAATATGTCACCTAATACTCTGCCACCAAATTTATCCCACTTGTAGATTCCAACCTTGATTTCTTTAGCTGAATCAATAAGTTTAGTAGTAAATTTAGAGGCTTGTTCTCCACGAGTTGCTTCGCTATTACATTCAGCTCTCCAACTTTTTTCAGGAGTGTCTACTCCATATACTCTTATACTTAACTGTTGCTTTAAAGGTGCTGGCAAAAAATCTGCATTGAATACGACAGTGTCTCCGTCGATAATCCTAACAACTTCAAAATCATAATATTTCATTTCAACTTCTTTTGCATGCACCATACTTGCAAATACAATTGATAATATAGTAATAAAAACTTTCATAATGTATATGGCGGAGAGGGTGGGATTCGAACCCACGGAACATTGCTGTTCATTGGTTTTCAAGACCAACGTAATCGACCACTCTACCACCTCTCCTTTCGCGTTTGGCTCCCTGTGCTGGGCTCGAACCAGCGACAAATTGATTAACAGTCAATTGCTCTACCAACTGAGCTAACAGGGATCTTTCACCCAAAAAACCCTCAACTAAGTTAGTTAAGGGTTTAAAAAGTTTGGTGGAGCCTAGGAGGATCGAACTCCTGACCTCCTGCTTGCAAAGCAGGCGCTCTCCCAGCTGAGCTAAGGCCCCAAACTGTTACTTGAAATATTTATCAAGTACTTGTAGTTGTTCTTCGTACTTTGCAATCTGTTCTATTTCAAGTTCAAGTGTTGTTACGATATCACTATGTTCTCCTATACCAACCACTTGATGCAAATACACTTCGACATTTGCCTTGTGTTTTGCTATTTGGCCATCTGCATGGCTTCGTAATGCTTCTAGTAATTGTTGTCTCATTTATTATCCTATATACTTATAATATTCTCTATATGTTTTCCTAGTTGTGTGCCTCTACACTGTCCGTTTTTATCTTCACAAATTTCCAAATTGGAAATAGAGGTGTTTCTATATTAGTTTTATCGTCTTTTTATGTCCTATAAGGCTAACCGTGGCCCTATGCGTGTTTATTAAGTAACAACCCTATCTTGGTGCGCCTGGAGGGACTTGAACCCCCACGCCGTAAAGCACTAGAACCTAAATCTAGCGTGTCTACCAATTTCACCACAGGCGCATTAATGGTGCTCCCACACGGACTTGAACCGCGGACCTACTGATTACAAATCAGTTGCTCTACCAACTGAGCTATAGGAGCGTTATATACTGTTTTATTTATCATTGTCCTACATTAACTCTAATGCTTGACATAACTTTTTCATTATTACGATATTGCTTTTGGCTTACAAACTCATATCGGTAGTAGTCTAAAGAAGGTACTTCAACCACTGTAAGGTAACCGTCAATTCTACGTGTGTTTGATTGTACATACTCTGTAGAACATTGTTGTTGCTGTTGGTATCCAACAATAACTCTCTTTGACTTACCTTTGTCTGCACTGATAATTCCGCCTAATACTGCGCCAGCAGCGGCTCCATTATCTTTGCCAGTAATACCTTTTCCTAATAGTCCACCAATAATCATTCCACCAAGAACGTCAGCACCACTAGCACCACTACGTTGCGTTTGGCCATAAATTGGAACATCAACAGTTCTACAGGTCTGTTTAGGAACACTTGATACATCATTGCTGTAAATAGGTGCACTTTTAATAACAAATCCTTCTCTCTGGATAACTGTTGTACCTGCTACAGCGAATGAGCTTGTTAGCATGATTGTTGCAGTAAGGGCTGATAAAAATAATTTTTTCATTTCTTTCTCCTATGAAAGTTCTGGAAACATTTGTTTCACATAGTTGCGTACAATAATTTTAGTTTCACTATCTACATCAAAGACAGCTTCAGTAGGGCTACCTGTGCCTAGTACCAGTATCTCATCTTTTGCAAGTTGAAATAGTTGTCTTTTATTAAGTTGTTGTACCTTATTTAGATTAATATTTTGGTGCTTTATTGCACACAGAATATAATCTCCTACATCAGTAGCACTTAAAGGCACTTCTATTTTTGCATTGATACGCTTAACACCGTCAGCGTATTGAGTAGCTCGCATTTGATTTAAACTCCATCTTCTTTTAATTACACTACTAATATAACAGTAAGACACTTAGGTGTCAAGTAAAAAAGGTTACTTTTTTTAATTTTTTTTAGCTGGTTGCATATCCGTTATTACCAAGCACTTGTTGCGCCCAAGGATATTTAGGTAGTCCAGTTCTACTACCATTAGAGCCCCATGCTACTTTGGATCCACGAATATCAATATGCGTAAATGTATTATATATTCCTATGGCTGTAAATCCACTATCAATTGCTGCTTGAATAAATTCTTGGCGTTGCTGTTGTGTAAGGCCGGTTTGTACAATATCAACTGCATTACCTTGCATGTGTTGGCTTTTCTTTGCTCCACCAACACTTGAATTATATTCTGGGCTTCTATAGCCACTTGTTACTGTAAGTGCATATCCTACAGTTTGGCTTAAATTTTCTAAATTAGATACAACCTGCGGCTTAACTCTAGTGTCTACATGAGATAACCATATAATATATTGGCCGTCCTCGTTGCTAGGTTGTTCACTAGCTGTTTCTTCTACACCATCTCCTGTATCTGAAGCTGGTGCTGGAATAGGGCCTGCTTCTTGTGTCACTGGACTTATATTGTTACGTCTAGACGAAGATATACCTCCGTCCCCGTACTCCAAACCTTCTTGCGTAGGATCAGTCCAATCTTGGATCTCTACTTGTTCTTCTGGACTAATAAAAACAGGCCTACTAAACACATTAGTATTAATAGTGACAGCAACATCGCCCACAAATACATTACCACTTCCAGAAGCTGAATGCCCGCAAGTTGCATTGTCTCCTGCATTACATACTGCAATATTACCAACAAAAACATTTGCTGATCCTGCTATCATTGTAGGACTGCTATGGGGGCTTAGTCCATGCCCAGCCACATTGTCGCCATTCACTATAACTTCTTCATTATTTGCAAATACAGTTGACTGACTTGGAATTAAGTCGCCTCCTGCTGCATCGTTATCGCGACATATGCCTGGCATTAAACTGTTACAATTCCTGTTGTTGCTTTGGTATACATGTCTGCTGCATCTTTTGCAGTTCTAACTGTAACCATAACACTATTTATTTGCACTTTATAACTAGACGTTGGATCAGTAGTAAACATAAAGGGTGCAAGTCCAACTCCGCCGCCATCGCCAGATACTAACATCATTGGTTTTTTAATCGTCATAGATGACGTTCCTTTTTTCTCCAGTCGAGCAATTACTTCTTCGCCGCTTGTTAATTTAATACTAATCACATCGCCTACTTCATAAGGCTTTTCAATAATCATAAGGTAAATCCTGTTCCGTTAAAATTTGTTGTTTCAATATAGGTAAGAAGTTGCTCATACCCACCAATATTATTTCCATTGATAAACACTTGTGGAAATGTTCGAGCTGTTGGAGCAACTTCCATTAAATCTTCTCTTGTAAAGTCTTCATCGAGCATTTTTGCTTCAAACTCAATATTCATTTTTTCGAGCAAAGCCTTTGCTTTTACGCAATGAGGACAATGCTGTTTGCTATAAACTGTTACGCTTGTCATAAACTAAATCCTTTAAAAGTATCTTCTGATACGTCTTGTTTTACACCGCCTTGGACATAAGAACTAATTTCTGTTTCTTGCGGTGCCACTTGTACATCTGATCCACTAATCCATTTTTGTGTCCATGGTAGTGGGTTTGCTTGTGTTGTTGTATATGGACATTTAAGACCTAAGGATGTCATACGCTTACAACAGATCCATTCAATATACCTATGTAATAGCTCTGTATTTAAACCAATCATAGAACCATCTTTAAACAAATATTGTGCCCATTCTTTTTCTTGCTCTACAGCTTCAACAAACATATCAGTAATATCCTGTTCACAGTCTTTTGCAATTTGTGCAAACATTGGATCTTCCTTAGGTAGAACTTTTGTTAATGTATACTGTGTTGATGCAAGATGCACATTTTCATCACGTGCAATAAATTTGATAATTTTTGCGTTACCTTCCATCTTTTTAAGTTCAGCAAAAGCCCAACTACATGCAAAGCTAACATAAAATCGAATACCTTCTAATACATTAACGCTATTTAGACACATCCAGATTTTACGCTTATGATCATATTCATTTAGTTCTACTTTCTTTCCATTAACTGTGTGCTTACCATAACCAAGTAATTCAACATATTGACTATATTCAATTAAATCGTCATAATATTTGCTGATAGAATCTGCACAATCTGTAATTTCCTTACTGTCCATTAGCGTATCAAAAACTTTGCTAGGATCATTATACACGTTACGGATAATATGTGTGTAACTGCGTGAGTGAATTGTTTCACTAAATGCCCATGTTTCGATCCAAGTTTCTAGTTCTGGCAATGTTGTAATAGGAAGTAATGCTAAGTTAGGACTACGGCCTTGAACACTATCAAGTAAAATTTGTCTTTTTAGATTGCTTGTAAAGATATGCTGTTCATGTTCTGTAAGATTTTTAAAATCTTTACTATCTTTACTAACATCTACTTCTTGAGGAAGCCAAAAGAAACCCAATTGTTTCTCTGTAAGTTTATCATATTGTTTATATTTCAATACATCATATCGTTGCATGCCTAGTCCCTCGTCTAGAAATGCATTTGCTTGTGTATGATGTTTTTCTTGTTTTATGTTTAATACTGACATGTTGTTTTTCCTATATTACGCATGCATCACAGCCGTCGTCATCAATTTGACCCTGTGCTAATTCGTCTTGGTTTTGCTCGTCAAAGGTAATCTCACCTTGACCATCATTGGTATTAAAATAATAAAGTTGCTTGCCGCCATACTTGTAGAACAGCAACAAATGCTGCAACATAGTACTCATTGGAATCTTTTCATCTTCATAAAATGCAGGGTTGTAGCTAGTGTTTACACTAATACCCTGATCTATATATTTTTGTAGTACGGCTACAATCTTTAAATATCCTTCAGGACTTCTCTGATCCCAAAGCAAATCATACTTATTTTTATACTTGTGATAACCAGGAACAACTTGTTTCAGGACACCATGTTTACTTTGCTTTACACTTACAAATGCACGTGGAGGTTCAATACCATTTGTACTGTTACTAATCTGTGCTGAAGTTTCTGCAGGCATTAATGCCATTAATGTACTGTTTCTAATTCCGGTTTCTTTTAATTGTTTTCGTAGACCTTCCCAATCCATACGTTCAGTATGAGGAACGAGTTCGTCTACATCTTGTTTATATGTTTGATTTGGTGTAATACCATCTCCATATTTTGTTTCGCTTACACCTGATATAGCACCTTTTTCAACTGCAAGATTTGCACTTGCTTTGATTAAGTAATATGACCAAGCCTCTGCCCATTCATCTACCAATGCTAATCCGTCTTGATCGATATACTGATAAGTAATATCGTTTTTTGCTAACCAATAGGCAAAGTTTACAATACCAACACCTAATGGTCTACGTTTCATTGTGCTAAGTTCTGCCGCTATGATTGGATAGTTTTGGTAGTCTAATAATTGATCCAATGCACGTACTGCAAGGTCGCAAACTCTTTCAAAATCGCTAGTATGTCTAATATTACCCCAATTGATAGCTGCTAATGTGCATAAGCTAATTTCGCCCTCTTCATCAAATACATGACTTAAAGGTTTTGTAGGAAGATCTATTTCTTGACATAAATTACTTTGGTGTATAGGAGCAATATCTTCTTTAAAGCTACTATGCGTATTTGCATGATCTACATTTTGTAAATAAATTCTGCCTGTGTTTTTACGCTCTTCCATAAACAAGCCAAATAGTTCACTTGCTTTTATCGTTTTTTTACGAATCTTTGTATTACGTTCTGCTGTTTCGTAAAGTTCTTTAAATTTATCTTGATCGTTAAAAAATGCCTCATATAATCCTGGAACGTCATGAGGAGACATTAATGTAATATCCCCACCTGTAAGTAGGCGCTCGTACATTAGTTTATTAAACTGTACGCTATAATCCATATGTCTTACACGGTTATCTTCTGTGCCTTTATTGTTTTTAAGCACCATCATATCTTCTACTTCGTAGTGCCAAACAGGAAAATGTAATGTAGCGGCGCCACCACGTACACCGCCTTGGCTACATGATTTAACTGCACTTTGGAACATTTTATAGAAAGGAATAACACCAGTATGTGCAGTATCTCCATTACGCACAGGGCTACCAATAGCACGAATGCTACCTGCACCAATACCAATGCCTGCTTTTTGGCTTACATACTTTACAATAGATGAGCTACTAGCGTTAATACTATCAAGGCTATCATCAGTTTCAATAAGTACACAAGAGCTGAATTGCCTCTGCGGTGTACGTAATCCCGCCATAATAGGAGTAGGCAAACTAATATCAAAATTACTACTAGCATCATAGAAATCCTTTACATATTTCATTCTTGTTTCTTTTGGATAGTCTTGGAACAATGTTGCTGAAATCATCATATAAGCAATTTGTGGAGTTTCGTAAATATCACCAGTTACACGATTTTGTACTAGATACTTTCCACGAAATTGTTCCATACCAACATATGAAATATTTTCGTCTCTATCATGTTTGATATAACTATCTAATTGTTCAATTTCATCATCAGTATAAACAGAAAAAAAGCACTCGTCATAATATCCAAGATCCACATTGTTACGTGCTACTTGTGCAAGTGGAAGAGGGTCAAACTGACCATATACATTTTTACGCAGGTGGTAGTTAACAAGACGACCTGCTACCCATTGATAGTTAGGAGTATCTTCGCTAATCAGATCTGCGGCAGCTTTAATAAGAGTTTCTTGTACATTTGTTGTTTCTATACCATTATAAAACTGCAAATGACTACGAATCTCTACTTCACTAGCACTTACACCAGTTATTCCTTCGCATGCATAAAATACAACATTGTGCATTTTTTCTAGATCTAATTCTTCTTTACTTCCGTCCCTTTTAACTACATTTATTTTTTTGTTCATTTCATCTCTCAAATTATATCTTTTATTCTTACTTCATTTTTTATAGTTACACTAGATAGAACGTCAATACTACTGACACCACTATAACTATAGCGCAAAACATGTTCATTGTCAATAACAACAATTAACTTTTCAAATGTTTTCTTGTCATCTATAACAACAAGAATATTAGTATTTTCTATTCCTGACAAATACAAAGTATATGCCAATCCTAGCGTAATTGAGTCTTCATCAAAGTCTCCAGACCATACAAGATCCCAAGGCTTTAACCAAGAGCTACTATTGTGTATATCTAAAAATCTTGATGCAATGGGGGCAGATACCCACATATCCAGACAAGCCTTTATGACTGTTTTTGTATCACAGTCAGACAATTCTTTCCTAAAATTTCTCCATTTTTTAAGGCGCTGTTGAGGTGGCAAAAGCCAAATATCGTGCATTTTTACCTACAGAGACGTTAGGGTTTCAAAAGATTTTTCAATATAGTTGAAAAGTATGGTTCCTACATATGTAGTATCATACATTAGTGTAAATTCTTTATTAAGCGGATCAATACTAAAGTCTACATCTAGTACTGCTCCATTCATGTCATAACTGTCTTTAATAGTAAATGTGTTGTTATCTTGTATAAAAATATTCAGTGTGCCACTTCTAAATTCAGCTGTGGCTGGAATATTTAAGCTATACTCTAATGAAATTTTATTTTTCACATCACTATGAAAGACAATATTTGTAGATTCTGTAGTTCCTGCAGGACCTTGTTTAGTAAGCTCTACGGCTTTTAATCCATCTGCACTTCCATCATCATCTACATAACTAGTAATTTCCTTGTTCCAATAAAATGTAAAAGTTTCTGTACTAGGTACCACTCCCAATCCATGTGGAAAATAAAGCATCCCATTACTATCAGTATTGATATCAGCTGCTAATATTTCTGTTGATACTCCTTGGTCATCAACAATTACAATTTTATATGAACTTTGATATGCTTTGTCAATATCTACACTTTTACTTGCTGAATTAAATTTTGTAGGAAAATCTACATATGCTACAGTCGCATCACTGTTTACTGTGCTAAGTGTTCCCACAATAGGTTCTTGACCTAAAAATAGACGTTGCTCATCTTTTGCTAATCCAAACTCACCAGGTGACAAGAATGGCATCTGCATTAGATTGCCTTTTCTAATTAATTGTTTGCTAATAATTGTTGTTGACATTTTTTACATACCTTATCTGTATCATGTATTTATGCTACATGCTATAAAATTCTACTAGTCTTTCGCCCCATTTTTCTGCCCACGTATAAAATTCTTTTCCTTCAACTTCAAACAGCTGAAAATTGCAATCTCTGCTACACATGAAAATTGCAATGCTTTCTATTTTTGTTTCAAACATTTCATTATGTGCTAATGCATATGCGGCACCTTGCAGGAAATAATCGTCAATCCATTCACGCTTTTTGGGTTTGTTGGTTTGCTTAAAGTCCATAATAGTTGGCTTACCTTTATACATACCAACCAGGTCTGTTGTGCCAGCATATAAATTTGCTGCACACAAATTAACTTCGCTTCCCCACACTTCATCTATATTGTCTTGAATACTTGTTTTTACTTTTTCTGCCATTAGCTTTGCTTGTAGCAAATTATCACCGGTATATTCTTCATTTTTGGACCAGGACTCTAACATGTTGTGCATAATAGTGCCAACATTTGCAGCTTCTGTTGTTATTTTTTGAGCATTTTCCACACCCACACGTTTTTTCCAGTTCGCAAGGGCTTGTCTTTTTTCTTTGGGCTTTGTTTTATCCAGTATAGTTGTAACACTAGGTACCGGTTCACCATAGGGATTTTCGTAGAGACGCTTGCCATCTACACTCTTCCTTTTTAATTCTTGATAGGGATAGGGGGTATTTAATTTTAACATACCGTATTGTATTATATATACACGGTCAAGTCAATGCTTTTATTACATCTTCCTGCGATAAAATGTATTCTTCCAACAGTATCTTATTACCTTTAAATGTTAGATGATTATCATCTTTAGATTTCTCAATACCATGTTCTACTAGCTCGTGTTCATGGTTGACACCAGCATACACTTTTAAGAAGTCTATAACTGTTTCAAATCCTATATTAGTAGTAACTGTTGTTTTTGGCACTGGGCCTTTTGACCATATGTTATGCTCAGGAGACCAATGTAATACAAACAAATTATCAAACAGTTGATTGCTTAATATATTAGTATACCAAATATCCTCATACGCCCTTCTTGCATAAGTGCTATAGTAGTTTTTGTAAAGATCCTGTCCCATTTTAATTAAACCAGTTACTTCCTTAGAAGTATGACATCCGCTAGATACTTCTACCCTACCACTTATATTTCCCCAAAGATAAGGAACAGTTAGATTCGCTTCTTCCCAATTTTCACCGTACGGCTCTGTATGAAAATCAAACAAATCTTTAAAATAGCTTTTAGAGTCAAAATCATGATCATTTTTAGCATCTAATAAAAATGCCCATCTTCCTGAATATGATCTATTTAAAAAGACAGTATCAGCTCCCCACCGTTTAGCGTCTTGCATGCACCATTCAAAGTACTCCAAGCCTCTTCCGCCTTCGCTATAATTTCTATATTGGTGCTGTGGGTATTTTTGTGACATTTGCCATGTCCAACTATCTTTGCCTATCATTCCCCTACATTGAAAGCAGGAAAAATGGCTACAACCTATAAATGCAATTTTTTTAGTCATTTACCAGAAGATATGCCACTTAAAGGTTGTTTGTGTAGTTGTGTTTGTTATGCGTTCAATTTTGTATCCAAGTCCACTAAAGTACCTTTCAACTGCATTCATTTGATTAACAAGGGCTCTATCAACAATAGATCCCTGCCAAGAATTAAAGTATGATTCACTTGTTGACGTTGAAGGGGTACTTTCCGTCATTGTAGTGCCATCAATTACATAGCTTTCAAATTTACCTAGGCCACTGTCTGTTATAATTTGTCTCATAATAGCAGTTTGTTCTTCAAACACAATCATGTCTTGAGAACTTTTTGCTCTAGCCTGGGCTGCATTTAATCCTATAGTCATTTACCTAACTCTTTCTTTACTTGCTTACGAGCCATCTTGTCAATCTTATTGTCTTGTTGTTCTGGATCTGGTTCATCATTATTTCCATCGTTTTCTCCACCATGGAAATGAACTATACCGTTTGATACATTGTCAACAATATCTAAGCTATCTAATAAAGATATAAGTGTACTACTATCTGTATCGTGTCCAGATTTCTGTAGTTCGTCAATCAATGCGTCTAAAGAAACAGTATTAAGTCCCTCTGCATCCAACATTGTTACTAGATCCAACACTTGATCTTTTATTAGATCTGAATAGCGCATTATTTTTTTAACTTTGCAAACTTAGCTTTAAGATCTTGCTTAGAAACGGACTCTTTCATTTCTCTGCCTTCTGCATCACTCATGTCGTCTGCAGCATCTGCACCACCAAAATCATCTCCCATATCAACATCTACATCCATGTCATCACTAGGTGCTGGTGCATCCATTGGTGCATCCATTGGTGCATCCATATCTGTTGATACTGGTGCTTGGCCTTGTGCCGCTAATACTGCGTTACTAACACCTTCATTAGCTGACTTGACTGCTTCTAGTGCGCCACTAATTGCTGATTCAGCTGCTTGGTTAAATGCTTCCGCTTCTTCTGGACCAACTTCCTCTTTCATAGCATTTGTTATACTCATTAGGTCTTCAACTTGCATACTTGCTAAGTTTTCTGCCATTTTTTGTAAATCATCTGCCATTTGTTTTGCAGCTAATAATACTTCTGCTGTGTCAAGATCTGCTGACTCTGTAAGATTTCTTTCTTCTAATACAGATTCAAAACCCTCTGCAATTAATAATAGTTTCTGGAAGTCTTTGTCTGTAACGTCTATACCATTAGAGCGAAGTTTATTAATTTTGCCCTGTGTAGATTCGTACATAGTTTTTAGTTTTTTTGTATCTGCATTAAAGTTAATATTTGTACCAAATAAATCTTTTAGTACTCTATTAACGGTATTAACACGATTTTCTTGTAATTGAGTTAAATTCATTTTGTTACCCCTATAATTAAGTTATATTGTATTTATCGTTTTTTTGAAAAAACACTACAGTAAATTCTTTATTTGCTTTTTGTAAGCATTCATTTTAGACAGCGCAGACGTTTGTTTTGCTAGTGCAATATCTTTTTTAAATTGTTCGTTTAAAGTTCTAACTTTTACTTTATACATAGCTGCCTCTGCAAGATGTGATCCGTAACGCCCGTCTAAATCTAAAATTTTATTTAATTTTGTGTTATCATTCATAAGAGACTTAACTATGCCCATAGCACTTTCAAATAAACAAATATCCTGATATATTACACCAGATGTATCTGATATATTATAAAACTTTTTACTAATACCTTCAGCAACTCTCTTTTTAACAATGTCAATACTATACTGTCCATTAATATTAATATTATTTTCTTTAATATTAGCTGCACTTAATTCTGGATTAGCTTTAGATTCGTTTACAACTTTTTTAGTTGCATCTTCTGCTGCATTTTGTAATTTTGATAAAATATTATACATTTCTGTTGCATTGTTAGAAACATTACCAGGAATAGTAGTACCATCTGGATGTACAGATGGCTCTTTATGCTGTGCATTTTCTAAGTTCTGTAATATTTTTAACATTTCTTGTGATTCTTGTGACATTTTATATTCCACTTCTTCTCATAAAATAAACTTTTTTATTTTCTATTACTCGTTTAACTAACCCCTTGTTAACAAGGTTTTGCATTAGATAAGCGTCTCGATCATTTAATTCATCTTTGCATGTTTTATCCATTAAGTTTTCGTACACTTCATTTTCGTGTAAACTTACAAACGTAGGAATGCCACCTGGAGCCATTAAATTTTTCATTAACGTCTCCCAAATGCAAGTTGTTTCAACCGTTCAAGCTCTTCCCTATTTCGTCCTATTTCCGCTGAATTAGAATTAATATTATTAGTGTTCATACCACGCACGTCTGTTGGTGGTGGTGGTGAAGGTACTCCGGTTCGTTGTTTATTGTTACCAGCTATTTCTCTACCTTTTGCAGTTGCATCTCTATTGGCGTCCTGCTGTGCGTTATTTGCACGTCTATTGGCATTTTGCTGTTTTGTATTCATAGAACGCTGTTGAGCGTTTTGGGCACCATATGGTGTTATTGCTTCTTCTACATCTGTTAAGCTAAAAAAATCTGAAAATGAATTAACATCATCATCTTTTAGCGCACCTGCTAAATTCATATTATCACTAAAAGACAGACCACGTACAATCTTAGATACTTCTTTTTCATCTAGATCATGATCAAAATGTTCTTTAGCAAATTGAATTACTGTCTTAACTAAATTACCGCTTATAAGTTTCATCTTCTTCTACTCTTATTTAATCTTGCTACAATTTTACTCGCTGGGTTAACTCGCTTAGTGCGTTGTGCTTTTTTCATCATACGAGCACCTTTTGCCATCTTTGTTCTCTTTAAAACAAAACGTTTTTTAAGATCAATAGGTGCGGCGCATTGGCTAGGATTGCTTACTACTCTACCTGCTCTAGCGCCTACTGTACATCTAAATTTTGTAGTAACTGTACGTCCACGTCTTGCAAAAACTACCTTTGCTTCTGTAACAATAGTATTATATGACTCATTAAGTATCATATTAAACCGCCTGTAGGTTTAATAGTAATAATACTACTGTTGACAATAAGCCCATTATAATTGTTGCTGCTGCCCCCAATACCACTTTATTATTACTATTTTTTTCTAAATTTTGTTTATCTGCCATCTTACCTACATTGTGTGCTAATGTGTCTACCTTAGACTCTAACCGTTTTAAATTTTCTTCTAACACGCGATACCTCTCTGCACATAAGTCTACATGTGCTTCTAGATTTTCACGCTCTAGTCTTGACTGTTGCATTGCCATTTTAAGATTCCTTTTACGGCAGCGTCTTAATGAGCTGATTTATCCGTAGTACCTCTTGATACTAACTATACTTGTATTTATGCCTATTCATGATATTGAAAGCATGTGTTTTTATATTCAGGCGAATATGTATCCACTTGCTCTGGATTAAATTTTGATTTTTCTTCTAAGCCAGTATGTATGGGCATATAGTTAAAATCTTGGTATAACAGCTCGGTAATATTTCCTTCTTTATTCCACGGGAATGTAGCTTCTGGCACAAACATAAGAGACCACACAGTACTTGTTTTATTAAATAATGAACCAAAGTTATATTTTTCTAATTTTGTACGTTTTTTTATGTCTATTTTATAATTCAGAACTTGTGTACGCATTCCTATAATCTGTAGGAATGTATTTAAATTTTGTTCTTGATGAAATCCTATATGATCACTCTTGGGAGTAATTACTCCTGAATTAGTAATATCTATTAGAGTATGGATGGTATATACTTCATCACCATCTATTTTTTGCAATTTTCCTACCTTATTTAATTAATTTACCTGCGGCATAACCTGCTGCAAACGCACCTGCACCACGTGCAACTCTACGTGCAACCTTACCAACTTTACTAGGTGCAATAGCAAGATTATTTTTACTTATAAATGTATTCATTAGAGGAGCAATATCGCTACGCCTTGCACTCGTTCTAAAATATTTAGTTATTTGTGTTCCTACTAGCTGTCGTTGTGCAGTAGTGAGTGTTGGCCAATCCTGTACTAATCTTCTAGTAGCCCTTAGTTTTGGATCCTGTATTGCCAAATCTTTTTCCATTTTAAAAAAGAATGCCTTGGCTTGGCCACTTGTGACATTACCGTTTTGTATACCTTGCATAAATTGCTTAATACGAGCATCGTTTACTTTAACTTTGTTTAATAGTAGGCTATCTTTTTCCCCACCTAAAATTCCATTAGGCTTTTTAAGTGTAAACAATGTTTGATACAAGTCAGTGCCACTTGGACTTGGAGATCCAAAGTTTCCTCGTTGTATAGTTCTTTTTGCATACTCTTTTGCTACTGGTGCATATTCATAATCATTAGACATGGCGTACAGACTCATCATGCTCATAAACACATGATCTGTTATGCCTCTTGCGCCATCGCTTTTAATTTGATTTCTTGTTTTATACATACGTGCTTCGCCCAAAGATTCTATAAAACTAAGATTGTTAGAGTCTTGTTCCATTTCATGGCCTCCTTGCATTGCTGCATATTGTTGTAGTGTATATTTTTCAGCCATTATTTTTAACCTCTGTTACTTGTTTGCATTTATCTGATGCATATGTTTTAAACCAGCGAGGAGCAAACGCATGTAAAAAGCATGCATATGCTGCCTTTTCTAACTGCCAAGATATCCACATCGCTTGCTTGAAATGCTGCCAACGTGTCATATTATTTTCTTCTAAATGTAATTTGCATTGTTCACTAAACATTAATTATTATTCCTTGCTGAGTTTGCTGCAGTAAAGCCTGCTCTATTAACTAGCTTTACGTCTTTACCCACTACGTAACCTTCTCCGCCACGCTTTCCGTCTGTATAGGCTTCGATCTCAGCTGGCTGATTATCTAATTGTCCTATAATATTATTTTTTACTGTTTTTATTGCTATTACAAAATCAAACATACTATCAAACCCTGCAGCATTTTTCTCAGCCCATTCTGTTGATTTTTGTTTTTTAGGGTTACTGATATTACTTCCTTGTACCCATTTAATAAAATCTTGTCTACCTAAATTATTTAAGGTTCCTGATTTTACACTACTATTGATATATGTATAAAGTATATTTGCAAAATCCTTCATTTTTAATTCTGCAGGAACATTAAGTAAACTATCTATATTATTTGCATTTTTATTCAATACAGATTGCAATTGCTGTAATTGCTTATTATCTACATCAGGACTATTGGTTAATGTTACTGGAGGCAATATTAGCAAATCTCCTGTTAAAAATTTTGTTGTATCTACTTGAGATTTATTTCCTTCCAAGTCTATATAGGCATGTAGTACTACACCGACTTTGCTGTTAGCAATTTTTTGTCCTATCTCACTACTTGGATCTACACTATACACAGTTGTATTTGGTTGGAATTCTAATCTACCTTTATTGTTTGTTGGAGTATCAAAGTACATCAAATCACCATGCACATATCCTCTAAAATCTGGAGGTGTAGCAGACTCAAATGCTGACCATATACCTGTCATTTGTCCTACAAATTCTTGATGACCTACTGGATTATTTTTTGCACCAGGACGTGCATTGAGCATTTTTTCTAATCCTTGTGGACTAGTTACTCTGCCATCATATGTTTTGGCTCCAAAGCCACTTTTGTCAGTAAGTGTAAATTCGCCCTGTTCATTACGACCAAAAATAACAGCTGGTCTGCCATCCCATTTAATTGTTACACTTTCAGGACTGGTTTCTAAACTTTTTAAAACATCTATAGCTTTTTTGCCACCCTTTGAGCCATAAAATACAACCAAATCTTCTAAATGATTAATATCTCGTCCTTTAGATTCGCCAAGATGTTTAGGATCAGCAGTATATAGGTCTTTTTGGACCATTCTATGCTTGCGGGAATTTCTATGTTTACGCTTTTTATTTCCTACAATAATATCGTTAATCTTCATGAAGGCTTCCTTAGTTGCTTGATGCCTCTATTAAATCTTTCTATATCTCTATTTTTGACACATAGCATAATTCTTTTTTGCAGATCTTGGGCTGTGTTTTGATCGTAAGATTCATCAATCATTTCTAAAACATTAATAATAGCAGACAGAGCATTATTGCCCCTGCTTTCTAAAATATTTATTTTATCTTTTTTTGGTGCTAAATCATTAATTTCTTGCAACAATGATCGTGTACGTTTAGACATGATAAATCTCCATATAGTAGTATTTATGCAATTTAATTAGTTTTTTTAAGCAAACTTCGTAACTTGTCATGTCCTGCCATAGTATTTTCTACAATACTATTTTCTGCCACTGACTTTTCTTGTGTAGTTACTTGGCTTCTTTGTTTAAGTTTATCAAACATTGCAGAAGTTTGATTGATTGGCTCTTGATCATCATCATCTTCTAGATCAGTGATACGTAATCCGCCAATATCAAATTTTAAATCTACTTTTTGTCCAACACCACTACTGCTACGTGTCTTCATAAACTGTACTTGATATCTTCCACGCTCACGCATTGCTTGACTTGTAAAGATACCAATAACATTATCTGCTGTTTGGATTTTACTTAACCCGCCAGCAATATGGCTGTGATCAAATTCTACTTCTTCAACTGCGCCACGATTCAACTGCGATGCAGTTGCAAATAGCAAATTATTCTCTACTGCAAAGTTTCGTAATTCTTCTGATACATATTTGTCTTTTACAAACATATCACTTACATTAACTTTAACACCAGCAGGCATCATTAAGTCTAAATAGTCTACACAAATAGCATCAAACTTTTTGTCTGTTTGTACTTCTAGCTCACGCAAATAGCTTGTTAAATCATTTACTGTGATGCCATTTTTTAATTGTACAATGCGTATTGCGCCAGCTTTTTTGCCAGCCATACGTACTTTTAGATCTACATCATCAACATTTTTAAATACATCCTTGGTATTCATACCTGTAATCATACTATCAAGTCGCATACTACATAGTTCTTCACTAAGCTCTAAACTAACATATAATACATTATGTCCTTCTAATGCCCAGTTCAATGCTAAGTTTTGCAAAAACAAACTTTTACCGCCGCCCGATGCCGCCGCAAATATGTTTAGTTCTCCTCTATTCACACCGCCATATAGTTTATTGTCAATATCTTTCCAACCAGTACTTGTGCCGCCTCTACTATTACGAACACGTTCAATACGTTCTGCAGGACTTTCCCAATAGTCTGTACCCATATGCTTGGCAAGTCCAATTTGTACTGCTTCTTTAATAATCTTATCTACTGTACCATATTCACCTTTTTCAAGTAAATCAGCACTTTTTAGGATCGCTGATTCTAATGCTTTATGTTTACAAAAGTTTTCATATTCATCCACAAACCATTCTTTATGTCGATGATCAATTTTATCTCCAAGTCCGTTTAGCTCTACGCCAGTCTTTGCTTTCACTTGCTGTGGAGTTGGCTGAGCACCATATTCTGATACATGCTCTCTAATAAATTCAACAGTAGATTTTAATGTCCTGTCAAAGTAGTTACTATCTGTAATATTGTTAACCCTTACAAATAAGTCTTGATCTTGTGCTAAAAACTCTACAAAGAGTTGTTGCAATTCAATATTATATTCTCTACTGTCCATCTTTTTCCTCTAAAATTTTATCTATCTCTGGCTTTAATATTTTAAATATATGCCTATTGCCATGTTCATTTAAATGCCCGCATTCACATTTATAATGTTGAGGCACATTCTTTGTAATAGTTGGATACAACGACATCATAAGATAAGGATACAATACTTCTTGCATTAAATTATAAAAATCCAAGTCGTCAACTGTGTGACTGGGCCAAGAAAACCATTTAACTGTCTCGCATCTTTGTTTTGCTAATGCACATATTGAAAAATTGTGAGATATGCTGTGCATATTTTGTAGTGAGCTTTCAAAATATACTGACATATAGTCCTCATACAATCGTCTTGTTGGCTTATCTAGTTTTTTTAAAAGAGACGTACTAACAGTTCTACTACGATGCCTATTACGCATTGGATTTATCGCCAACCGTTGATCTTCGTCTAACCAATGATCATAATTTTCACGAGCCCATGTAAAATGTTCATCTTTAGGATCTATGAAGGCAACTTCTTCCATAGCACTGTCAACTGTATATTCTTTGTGTCTGCCTTCAATTATACACAAATCAAAATATTGATCCGGATTATCATAAAAATAAGACGACAATGCAAAAAACTGTCCTAATGATGTACAGCCAGGAAATTTTAAACTTACCACTTCTGCATCATAATTTGTTTTTATATGATCATGCCAGCGTCTTCCTTTTGGAAGTATTCTTTCACCGCATACTCCTACTGAATGACTAGTACCTATCACTAGTACTCTTTTAGTCATGTACAATATCCTTTAGAAATAATTTTAATTTTTGTGCTATTTTTAATAGCACTATCTATAATACTTTTCACTGTAAAAAGTCTCCCATATTTTATTTGTGCATCTCCAGCATCTTTACAATCTTGCCACTCAGGAAAACTTACTTCCCAACCATATTTAATAGCTGCATTTACTAATCTTTGACCCGATTCATCAGCATCTGGTAATACAATAACACGCTTATTGAGATTGTCAATGATATTAGCTTGATCTACATTACAGTTATTACTACCAATTGCAACGCCATCTGTAATTATTGAATCTAACTGTCCTTCAGTCACGATAACAATTTTTTTATCTGGTGTTTGGCTATCTAGTCCATATACAAAATCTTTTTTAGGTTGTTTGTTATAATATTTTGGCATATTTTTAGGAGGAGTACCTATCCACCTTGCAGTATAACCAACAACTTTGTTTTTATATTTAAATGGTATTACTATTCTATTACTCATCCTACCATGTGCTTTTGTAGTACTATACATAAATCTTTTGTCCATAGGATTAAACCCACGTTCATGTAAGTATGTTGCAGCCTCTACAAATTTTTCTTGTGGTGTGTCATACTCTGCAAATGGTTTTGTGTTTTCTGGTAATGATACTTCTTCCCAATCAATGACTAGTGCTTGTTTTTGTTCTTTTCTTATTAATAACTCTGCTACATCTGATTCTCGTAATAGCTCAATTTTCAGTTTTTGTATTTCGTTCTCTGGCGCTCCCAAAGTACGCATTAACTTTTCTAGTCTACCATTTATCTTACCGCCATCATTAAAACCTGTTTTATAATTACAGTTAAAACAATTATATTGGAATTTTTCTTCCTCAAAAAAGAAGCCGCCTCTGCCTTTTGTATCTGGACGAGATTGGCCATTTTGTATACACATAGGACAATTACCACTAGTCCATCCACTAGGAGACGATTTCCAATTAACAGGAATCAGAGTTTTAATGTAATCCAACACTATAGTCATGTGTTTATATTACACTCTAATTACTACTTTGTCAAGTGTTCCTGATTCTTGTGTAAATTTAGCTCTAAGGTATTTTATGTTTGTGCGGAAGGTCCAAGGATCAACGCCTGTGAAGTTTTCGTATGGAAAGTACTCTTGTGTATATGTACCTAATATAATATTGAACCAATCTGATTCTTGCGGACTGTCGCTAAGTGTGCCTTCAATGTAAAAGTTGCCATTGTATGCTGTTGCATATACTGCAATAGTAACCATACTGTTTCTTTTATCAAAATATCCTGGTCCTGGTAACCTGTCACTATAGTATAGTCCATTATTTTCTAAGAATGTAGTTGTATTTGCAGTTTGCATAATACTTGGTATGGCATCCTCATTTACTTCAATTGTATAGTTTGGTCTCATATTTAAATCACAAAATAGAGGCATTGTTAGCCCTAGGTTATTTGTGTATGTAAACACTAAATCCATAAGCTGTTGGGAAAGATGTGATGTTTCACTTGCAGTCAATACAACTTTTATTTTTCCATCATCAAAGTCTTCTATTATACATTTTTTACTAACCACGATTGATTGTGTCATTCTGTCAATTAATGATACATTTATAGTCATACCCTGCAACATAATAGGCTTTCTACTTTGGTTTTTTACGAAAAAATAATACTCATTATCGTAGCCCCTAAATAGCTTTAAGTAACGATAATTTAGAGGGCTATTTACTGTAGTTCCTCTAGAAGATTTATACTTTGCTAACCCTGATTTTACTGTAGAATTATCTAATGTATATAGATCGCCAGTTTGACTTATATTATATGTTGTACCATAGTTTGACATTTACGTTCTCCTATTAGTATTTATCAGAAAAACACTAAATTTTTTTAAACTAAATATTATTGAATGATTATACAACCTTATGAAAAACTACTAGAAGAATACCCATTTCTAACTGTCGTTAAATACGCAGATAGAGAATACTTAGGTATTGTCCAGAATATCGATACACAAATCGCTAGTATGTACATTTATGACAAACTTTCCAGTACTGAAGATAAAGTAAATTTTTTATTATTGGGAGAAGAGTGGTGGTGGGAAACCAATAGAAAGTTGCCTATTAACATAGCTTTACTAAACAGATGGCCTTTTCAGTACTGTGTGCAAAGCTTCAATGTTAAGCAATTAGAAATACTTGCAGGTCCTGAAGTACGATTAAGTAATAGTATTACTAAACGTATTAAAAGAAGAAGTATTAATCTTGTAAAGAAAAACCACTAGCTAATAAATTAAGCTGTAAGACAATTGCATGTGCATATGATATAGCATGTGCTTTTTTAAAATAATAACTACCATCTTGCGGCTTTGTCCAAACCTCTTTTGCAATTTTATCTTTATGTTCATTAAGTAGATGCCTTTTAGCGGGCCTTATAACTGCAAGAACTTCTGCAAGCTCTATCACACTGCTGGGTTTTAACTTATTTACAATTGCAAAGTGTTTGTGTATATGGAAAAGCTGTTCAACTATTTCTTTGTGTTCTAGCAATTCCCACATTGGCTCTGTGTTTAATAGCTCTTGTAAATGTTTTCTATCTTTTATATGTTTGTATAAATTAACATTTAATACGTCTATCTTAAAGTATCCCAACTCTTCTGCTTTTTTATGATCAATAGTTGCTAACCCATTAAATGGATTAGTTGGTATGTCATGAAAATACACACCAGTATTATGTTTTTTAAATTTGCCTTTTTCTTCTATAGTAGCAGGCACATGTTTAATAATATTCAATAGTTTATTTCTATCTGCAATATCAATATCAATATCTGTGTTTACAATCATAAGTTTGCTTCCATCATTAATTCGCTTACCCAGTTAAAATCTCTAGGATTTAGTTCTATTTTTTTCTGCCAATAATCTACATCTACAAAATCTAAAATCATTTTTATATGCTCGCTACTAATACAATCTAATAAAGCCTGTGCTTTTTGGCTTGCAAATATAATCCATGGACTTAATTTTCCACTTGTAATATGAAATATAATTACGTTAACGCTAACGTCATCAAAGTATCTATTAAATAGTACGTTGTGTTCCTGGCAATATTCTTGTAAGAACATCACACTACGTTCTATTGCTCTTTCAACACTTTCATTTTTTTGTCTATGTTTTACCCATTTTATATATTCTCTATCGCTTGTCCATCTATCTACACGTATTCTGTTATCGAGTAAGAATTGTGTAAGGGATGGAACATCGTCTATTCTTAAGTCAACACAATAATTTCCATATTTTACAAATGCAGTATAGTATTGGCTTTTACAAAACTCATCATATGTTTTGTCTTTCTTTGCATTTGTACTGATTTTATAAAAAAGCTGATATGATCTATATCCTAATTGTACATGTTTTTCATTACGTTGCATAAATCTACGTTTCTTTTCGCACTTATGTACAAAAAGTGTAGACTCTTTAACAAAGCTCTTGTTACAAAATTCACAAGTAAACATTATTTTAACAATTCTTTAATTTTCTTATCATCCATTCCATACTCAAGAAATTTTTGTTTCCATTCGTCTTTGGTTGTATTGGATACAATTATATCTATTTCATCATCATTAAGCATATTATAGTTTTCTGCTATCCATGCTTGTAATTTATTTTTCTTTTGGGCTTTGCCTGGCTGTATCCAAGCATGAAATACAGGCTTGCCTAGCCCAACTAATTGCAATAGCTGAAACTGTAGCTGTGTATGTTTTCTTAACTTATTAAAATGCACATTTACAACTTCATTTGTCCATTCTAAATAATGCTCTGTAAACATTTTGTCATTACAATTACTAGTATATCGCATAAGTAGCCAAGGACTTAATTTCTTTTTTTCCTCGTCTGTAAGACTATCAAACCAAGGGCGATCCTTGGTGTCAATTGCTCGCATTTCCTCTTTGATATTCAGTTTACTCATTAAAGTATGTTACCCTTCGGCTCCCATAGCCCATCTTTTTGTCGTGTTGTGTTATGGAATTATTAATAATAGTCCATTTGGCCCAACTATCCTGGCAATGACTAGTTTTTAAAAAAAATACCATATCAATAATATACACTAGATTTGGTTTATTGTCACGCTTCAATTGCCAGTTTCTTGCACTAAATGTTTGATTATTCTTTCCACCAAGAAGCGTATTAACTAATATACTAAAAGCAATAAATACACGTTTAAAATACTTTACCATAACTGACTTATATCCAATACTTCAGGAAGTTTATTAGATTCCTTAACAAACATAGCACAAGGAGCATTTGGTTCGTCTGATAATGGAACACATAACAAATGTCCAAATTTTAATTTGGGAGCATACCATTTTACATCTGTAAAAATATTTGTAATAGTTACATCTAAGTATTGGGGAGTAAATCCTGTAATTGGATTAAATGCAAATGCATGAAATCCCCTATCATTTAGACTCATTAAACTAAGTACTTCTGGTTCTCCCACCATTGGATCACATATAACTATGCTCCAGTCCAATGGCATATTAATAGTATAATTTCCAATTTTTAAAACTGCTGCTGGAGCATAAAAACTTTCTAAAAATACTAATGGAATAAAATAATAATCAATATTTTGTTGATTAGAATAATCTAAAACCCCATACCTTAAATCGTCTATTGTTTCTGGAATATCGTCCAGATCATATGTTTCGTTATCTACTGTTAAAATTTTCACTGCCAGTCTACCTTTTCTATAGTAAACGGATAATTTGCCTCTTTATAAAACTTTTTCCGTTCTGTTAAATGTTTTTTACTAAATTTTGCAGTGCTGGTTATGTCCCATATTTCTACACTGTCTTTATCTTCTGCTTTACGTATTCCTCTACCAATACTCTGTATTACTCTTACAAAGGACTTGCCAGGCTCCAAGAGAACCAAGTTAAAAATACGAGGAATGTTAATACCCACGGCAGCCACTCCGTAGGTTGCGACAACCACTTGATTAGTTCCTTCATTAATATCATCATATGCGTCCTTTCGATCTATACTTTTCATTTCCCCACTAACAAACTGAGCATTTGGAATATTATCACATATCATTTGCCCACCTTTAATTCTGTCTACAAGTACAAGTGTATTTCCACTAAGCGATATTTTTTTAATTAATTCGCTTACATACTCAATTCTGGGTTTATTTGTTGTTAAGTATGACAACTCACTTTGATAGTTATTATATTCTGTAATCTCTTTCATTTGTACTACATTAACGTGGCATTGGCTTAACACCCCTTCTTCTTGCAATGTTTTTGCACTAAGTCGATTTACTACTTCACCTAGACATGCTTGAAGGCTAACAAATTCATGATCTGCTTTTGGTATTGTGCCAGTTAATCCCCAACGTAATGGTATATGGTTAAATTCTTTAGTAAGTAAATCTTTTAGTACATCTGCTTTGGCCTGGTGTACTTCGTCTACTATTACACATACTACATCCTCTGCAAAGTCTTGTAAAGACATTTCATCAAGGCCATCTCTAAATCGTTTCTTAATACTGTTTAAACTTTGCCAGGTACAAATAGTATGGGTTTTTCCTATATCTTTTTTATCACCAAAATAAACTCCTACATCGAGACCTAAATTTTCATAGTCCTCAAATGTTTGTCTAACCAAATCTTTGTTAGGTACAATTACAATTGACCTACCATACTTTTCCACCCGCTCACTAAGCGCAGCAGTTATTAGTGTTTTTCCTGCACCTGTTGCAATTTCTTGTAAACAATGTGGAGTTTCTAAATACTTGTTTACAATTTCAATCTGATAGTCACGCAATGTTACAGGCTGTCCTGCAACCGGATGCTTTTCAGGCCATACTTTATGCTGGAATGTAGTTTCGTCAACTAACTGAAATTTTAAATCCCAATCGTTGCGTTGATCTAAAATATCAACTTGATAGTTTTCATTTACAATAATTGGTAATAGACGGTCTAACAGGTTCAGATATGTTGCGCCTCCAATACTAAAATAGCTTACACACCCATCCCATCTTCCTAGCTTGTATGCAGGAACATGATAGGCATACGGCATAAAGAACTTTAGTTCTTTTTCCATTTTTTTACGAGTATTGAGATCGATACCTTCGAACTTACAGTTTACTTCATCTTTAATAATAAGTTTACATTTCATATACTTAATATACAACAGAATACTAAAAATGTCAATTAGTTATAAGTTTTCAATGTAAAACTTTAGTAATAATAAGCATGCCATTGTAACTGCGATTGCACTACCCAGCGATATCCAAAAATGAAAATAGTACAAACCATAAACAAACACAGGAAAAAATATCAAACTAACAAGAACAAAATATATAGTTTCTTTTGCCAACTGTTGAAATACTGATATTTCAACTCCACTGTAATACATGAAAATTAAACTAATAATTGTACCTAACGGTATGCCAAGTATTAATGCACCAAGTGTAGGATTGCCACGCTGAGCTGCTGTAACAACTCCTGCAACGATTAGTCCGCCCAATATAGCTTTAATAATAAATTCCATTACGATTCATATCCTTGTTCATCTAACCATTGTAACATCTGCTTTGCCCATTTTTTATGTTGTGACATTCCTGCATGACTATTATCAGATGCATAATCTAAAAATGGAATATTTTTATCTAAAAATAAGATAGGGCATGCATATTTTAGTTGGTCTCTAAAATAATTTTTAGTAACAGATTCATACCTGAATTCTTTGTTTGGATATACCCAAGGAGGCTCTGTAAAAAAATTAATAGGAGTTATTCCTATTTTTTCTATTAGAAGATTTGTGTAATGTATGTAATGCCAATTTGCTACTTCTGCTTCTGATGATGAATGGTAAACTTCAAACCATCTGTCGTAAGTCTTCTTTGGATCATGTAAAAACATACGTATTGCCGGCAAGCCTTGTGGGTATTGATTTTCCAATAAGCGGTTTTCAAATCGATCACTAGGATCTTTAAAAATTGACCACCTAGATCCAAAATTATTCCAGAAAAAGATAACCTTATCTGTTTTTTGAATCATATTATGCTTTACACATTCATTTGTCCAATGAAATATTTCTCTATTGTTTGCTCCACTTACTCCGAAGTTATAATATTCTAAGTCCCATTTGTTTGCTATATGTTGTCCCCAATTGTAGGTACTGCCAAAATTTTGGAAAGTTTCTTTGTTAAAATTAGTTTCTAAGGGTACTCTTACCTCTTGTTTTGTATCTGGTAGCCCATACCCATAAGTATGACTACAGCCATAAGTAAATAATCCGTTTTTCATAATATTATTTAGTAAAGGAAGACCCGCCTTTAAGGCGGGCCTAAGATGTATACGTGGTGCGTACTACACTCGCCGCATACATGTAACTTCAGCAGTTCGTTTCCACTTACTTGCCATTGACTTTTTAAGATCAGCAAGTTTAGTAACCATACGTAAACTAATCTCACGCATCTTGTCTTTATTATCAATCATAAAGCTCATTAGCTCTGCTTCTTCATCTTTAGTAAATTGATACTCATTGAGCATACCATCTTTAACAATCTGCTTACAACGTAATACTTTCTCACGTGTAGTATCCATTGTAAGATCTAAATAGTGACAACGTGACATGATAGCATCTAAGTGATCTTTAATCTTACCACGCACCTTGTCAAACTTAAGGTTAGTAATAAAAATAACACTACCTTTAAATTCAAATGTATCAGGGATACCTTCTCGACGTAGCAATGCACTATCTGTATTCCAACTCAATTTACGCTTCTTGCTAGAGTCAAGTGCTGCTTTAAGTAGGTTAAGTGATGTTTCGTCATATAGTACAGTATCACAATCGTCTAGTACAAGCACATTATTTTTATCTGCATTCTGATATAGTACTTTGTATAGACCAATAGCAGAACTGGCACCTTTGATAACCTCAAACTTTAATTTGTTACCTGCTAGTTTGTCAAACAAACTATTCTTTTCTAGTACTTGTTCTACACCAAACGATTTACCTACACCTGGAGGGCCAGTAACAACCATACCACGTACAACACCGTCAATTGATGCTTGTGTCATATCATCTAGGATACTAAAACGTTCACGCATACGTTCGATAATTTGCTCATCTGTTTCATTTGGATTATCAACTGCATCATTTACTACTTCTAAAATTTTAGTAGCTTTTTTTACACGAGTTTTCTTCAATTGCATTGCTGTCGGCATATATCTATCCTTTTGTTTTAACTTACTCTTATACATTACAGTAAGACGTATTGGTTGTCAACAGAAAAGCGAACACCTTTACCTAAAGAAAACAATAGGTTATAATTATTTTTCAAATATTTTTTTAATTATTGTACGATGGCTATTTTTATCTGAGCACTGATGCAAACATCTTCTTACAAAATTAGGATGATCTGGATGCATCCTTGCTTTTAATTCTGTGAAGGGAGATTTTTGTAATATAGTATCCATACTATGCAATTTTAGATCGTTCCAATCATCTTCCATACTAGGATCCCATTTTTTCTTTTTAAACGATTCAGTGTCATGAAGAAAACAGCAAGGATATAATTTTTGATCTGCACTTACATATAACTCAGGAACATTAAGTGCTTTACATTCTATAGAATCTACTGCATCTTTTATTAGTTTTTCATCATAATCTAAATTATCTTCTAAATTTTCTAAATTTTTTCTTATTTCTTGAAGTTTGCTAATATCCCTATGTGGTATAGTTTTACTTTGCTTATATTTTCTAGTTTGTGGTTTTTCTTTTTTCTTTAATTTGTTTACCTGTACAGATTCATTTTTACTCTCGTGATCTGCATTGCGCCCACTTGTTTTAGATTCAAAATCTACACCCAAACTAATTGCAATATTTTTTGCAGTTTCAAACTCATCCATATTATGGTCAAAAGGAATAAACACCCAAGATGCTTTTCCTCCTGCCTGTGTAAATGCTGTCAAATTTCGAATTACAATATCCCACACTACATTAATTCTATATAGATGATTTGTTTTTTCTGCACCATCAATAGCCCACTTTACAGTAAGGTTATCAAGTTGTCCAAGTTTTGTCCACCACTCTGCATTGTTATATCCACCGTTAGTACTAATAACTACATATGCGCCATTTTCAGTAAACCATTTTGTAATTTCATAGCATTCTGGATTAAGTATAGGATCTCCACCCAATCCATATAATGCTATCTCAAATTCTACTTCTTGAAATTTTGGCACAAGATGTCCAAAAGATCTTTTAACATCTTCTAGTGTATGGTTCCCGTTACCTCTCAAAGGAGAGTTTGCCTCTGTCCTAGGACATAAAGGACAAGCAGCATTACAATCGCCGCTTAGTTCTATTTCTATCTTATCGAGTTTATTCCATACATTCATAAAACTATTTAGTGTTGGTAATTTTAACCCTATTAATCAAAGTTTCTTTAGCACCAGAAAATTTACTTAGCTCATGAGCTTTAACTGTTCCACGAATAGAAATTGTTTTTTCATTTATTATGTCACTAATATCTGGCTGTTCTCTCCACCAAAACTTGATAATGTTTTCCTTATTATAAACAGTAGTAATCATAAAAACATCACTTGACTGTATATATTTTACATCTAAAACATCTACATCAATATCATAACGAGTACCTTTTTTACCAAAATACTGACTTGTGTGTTTAATTTTAGACATTTTGTCATTTAACATTTCACGTTTTTGATCAATCACAATGCTATTAGGCATACTTGCAATTAAACTAACAGCAAATTTGTTTAAATCTTCATTTAATGCCTTAATAAGAGAATTCTCAAAACTATTTGAACTACTAGTAAGTTTTTTGAGCATGAGTTTGCCATTGATACGGTCAAGCATTTCCTTTGCCTGGTCCATATATTTTGATTCAGGGATTTTTTCTGATTTAATTTTTTCTAAAATACATGTCTTATTATCAAAGATGCGTATTTCAGTTTCACCATCATCAGCTATACGTACAGTACCGTGGCCACTTTTTACAAAGCCTTGCTGTTCGTGTATTTCTATAGCAAATGCAAGGGCATCTAAAACTGTATAATTATCAAACATTACAGGTCCAACTCTAGCTGATGTCCATAACCAAAATAAACATTGGTTTCTTCACGGTTCTTTTCAGGAGTAGTAAATCCGTGACCATTAATGCCACACCAAACATATCCTTGATCCATTTTATAAACTTCATATGCTTGTGTAACAGTCATGTTTTCATCCATGCCCTGGTCCATTGCATCAATTAGCCAGTCAAGTGTTTTACCATAAAACTGAGCTCTACGATTTAAAACAGTCATTGCACCTTTAATCTGCATTATACATCTCCTTCAAATTCTTCAACTTCACGACCTTCGGCAAACAACATCAATTCAACTGCTAATTCACGAGCTTGTTCACGAGTTAAGTCTATGTGATTAAAAAAGCCACTTGATGTAGTAGGCTCTTCCCAACCACGTGCTTTACGCTGTGTTACCTGCAAACATTGCTTGCGATCTTGTCCACCCCAAAAACGTGTTTGCGTTAATTCAGTTTTTGTATCTAAGTTTGGTACGTTGCGTAAATCTGTTGACATATTATTACCTTGTTTTGTTTAACTTATACACTTAATATAGCACCAAAACGTCTTGGTGTCAAGAAAAAACGCAAGAAAAGTTTCCTGCGTTTTCAATAACTTGTAAAATAATTTAATTTTTATAGTGATATATCTTCTAATCCTGCGGCTCTTAATTTCACAATATTGTTTATTTGAAATTGTTTTGCTTCTAATGCTTTAATTATACCAATGTATCTATTACGCACTAGACTGAATTCGTTAATGAGATACTGCATATCAACAACTTCATCTTCTCCATCAACGAACTTTTCTGCATCTCTGCTACTTAACGCTCTATTATAATTTTCTAAATACTTACGAAAAGTTTTACTACGTAACTTTCTCATTTCAGTATTAAGATGTTCTAATATTGCTTCTACTTCTTGTAATTGGTTAAAACGATGTTCAACAATACCTGGCATATCTCGACTATGTTTTTCAACAACACCTTTCATAGAAGTTTCTAATCTTGCTTGGTCGAGCTCACGTTCAAAGTGAGAGACAGCCGAAACTATCTCTCCCAAATTATGTGCTACTTTGTTATACCATATACTCATTAGTATTCATATTCTTCGTCATCTTCATTATATTCACCATACAGGTCAATATCTTCGTTTTCTACTTCCAAGTACTCAGCAATTGCCGCTTCAATCAATTCACAATGATCACTAAGATCAGGGGCACTTTGTTTTACATCAATACCAAAGTCAACTAAGTGACGAACAACTTCCTCAGCCCAAGTAGGACGATCTTTTTCAGCCATAATAACCTTTGCACTATCGTATAATGCAAATACAAATTCTAAATCACCATCATTCAACATTTACTTCTGCCTCTTCATCAATGATATCTTCTTCAATTGCATCTACTACTTCGTTATCCCACTCTTGCATAACTAAATCTAAGTAGTTACTATCATTACGTTCCCATGCTTTACGGAATTGTAAAATAACTTCTCCAGTAGTTGTACTAGTATATTCTAGACGGTTTCCTACTTTTTTAAGTACTGCTTTTGCTTCAAAGAAATCTACCAAACCGCTATAAGGACTCATACCTGTTTCGTACGGGATCTCCACTTGTACACTTTCAAAAGGTTTAGCATAACGTGTTTTCATTACCTTACACGCCGCTCTAATACCATGTACTTGTGATGTTTTATTACCATCTGCGTCTACTTTTAGTTTAAGTTTACGCATAGCAATAACAATACTTGATGCATAGATAAAGCCTTGACCGCCACTGATTTTATCATCTGGATCAAACATGTCCTGTGATGCGTATGTGTGGTTTGTACACAACATACCAACATTAAATTCACCAAACATATTAACAGTATTACGAACAAGTGCAGTTAGTGCTTTGGGCTTACGTCCTAAGTCACCTTTCATATCACCCTTTTGAAACTGATCAACATCAGTAGGTGTTAGCATCATGCCTAACGAGTCAATTACAAACAATACTTTAGGACGGTCGTCCTTTTCTTTATCTGCATATTCTGCTTTATAGTCTTTCATAAAGTCGCTAACTGTTTTAGCAACATCATCGATCATACTCATGTTTAATTTTAAAAGTTTCTCATCACTAGTATCAACGTCTAATGCATGTAGCCACTTTTCATCTAATGCGTTTTCAGTATCAATAAGAACTACAAAAATACCTTGATCTTGTGCCGCTTTTACGATGTTACCTGCTGCAATATAACTTTTACCTGCACCAGATTCACCAGCTAATACTGTTACTTTACCAAGTGGAATTCCTTTACTAAAGTCCCCACTAATAAGTTTGTTTAATGTATAATTACCTGTACTAATCCATGTATCTGGATCATTAAACCCGACAGATAGTCCGGGCACCGCTTTAGTAATACTTTTACGGAATTTACTTACATCGAATGGTTTTGCCATTTATATCTCCAATAGAATTAATAAAGGAGACGGCTCTATACCGTCTCCATAGGTTTTTTTAAGATTCTTTACGTTGACGAATCATTGCCAAGATATCTTGTGCGCTTGGTTGTTCATCACCACCTGCGGTTGCAGGTTCTGGAGTTGGTGTAGGGGCAGGCGTTGCCTCTGGTTTTGGATCTTGCCAGCCTGTATCAGTTGTTGTTTCTGCTACTGGTGCCGCTACTGGTTCTGCTACTGGCGCAGGTGCTGTCGCTGCTGTTGGCGCAGGTGCCACATTGCCTGTATTTGCAGGTGCGTCCATTCCATATGGACGATAATATGTAGCGAAACGCTCTGGATCATAAAGTTGACCATCTACACTTGCTTCAAACATCTCAAAAATTGCATTCAATGTTTCTGCATCAGGACGCTTTGGAAGGAAGTCATTTAGATTAAATAATCCATTCGCTGCAATTGCATCACGCTCTGTTTGATCCAATGATCGTTCTCTACGAGCCCAATTACTAGTACCATAATCTGCATACTGTCCTTTAGTACCTTTGGTAATTTTAAAGTCAGTACCCATTTCATAGTCTGTAGGAATCTCCTGGAAGTCAGGATCCATTAATGCACTACTAATGATTTTATAAATTTGAGGTGAGATTACAAAACGTCGAATTGGATTTTCTGGAACGCTATCCTCAACCATATCGCTTTGTGTTACAAAACCTTGGAATACATAACTACGTTTTTTCCAAAACTTACGTGCCATATCTTCCATTGCATTATCTTTAAACCAAGGACGAATTTCTGCATGCACTGGGCATGTTTCATTCCACATTTCTACACATGGTACCTGGATAGTTACAGGTTTGTTTTCGTCATGACCTTTTACACCTGGAAATGTAAAACGCATCATTTGGCGTTCTTTCCAAAAGAAAGTATTTTCTTGATCTGCATCTGGAAGGAATCTTAGTGTTGCACTTGATCCGGAATCAATGTTCCAATGTGCAAAGATTGCGTTGTCGCCGCCGCCTGTAGATTTACTACTTGTTGATTGTTCTTGTTGTGCTAGTTTCGCACGGATTTCTGCTAAAGTTGCCATATTGTTTTCTCCTATATTAGCCTATATTAGTATTGTATGTTGCACACATCTGTGCGCTTTTGCCTTTAATTGCCTATACAGTATATGTTTTTTATTGCTTACTGTCAAGCAAATAGTTGATTTCCTTAGGAAATTTTTCTACGCATAGCAGTTAATACTGTTTCTGCGATAGGTTGTACTGATTCTTCTTTTTTAGCACCAGTGTAACCTTTTTTAAGAATATGATTGATGACTTTAACTACAAGAGATATAGATTGTTTATCCATATCATGAATAGCAGTACTTAATCTACTAAACACATTACTTGCTTCATCATTCTTAGTCTCTTGTGCTAGGTAAGATAACATTGAGCTTACCTTTGCCATAGGGCCTTGTTGGCCGCTATATTTCTTTGGATCCTCATTATTTGGATTCGAAGGATCGTTTGGATCTAAACTTAATTTAAAGTCTGCTCCATCTTTAATCATTGCATATAGTGATGCCAATGTTTCTTTATTAATTTGATCCATTGTTTCTTTCTCCTTGACGATACGTGCTACTGTTGTAAGTACAGAATCCATGTTTCTGTTCTCAAATGTATCATACACGAATCTTTGTGCAATGTCAACAGAATTTTCATCTAATTCTTCTGTTTTTTCTTCTACAGCCAGTTTATCATAACCACCTTTTGTATGTAACTTACGTATATCTTCTTTAAGTTTCTTCATACGACTTCTGCATGTTTCAACTACATCCTGGTTACCTTCATTTACTAGCTTATTTCTCTTTACATGGTTTAAAAATTGATTTAAATCTGTGATTTCCTCACAAATTCCAAGTATTTTATTACCTTTTGCATCTTCAAATACACCACCATTATTAACGTGCATAGCCATTGCCTTTGCACCTGCCATATATTTGTGTGGGAATTGTTGGCGATTTCCTTGTCCATCTTCTACAAACAATGAGTGTATATGTCTACTTCTAGAACCACGTATTTCTTCATTCACACCTTTTGTATGCTTGATGATTAATCTACAGTTTTCCATTTGAATATAACTTGTTTTCAAGCTACCATATGCTCTGCTATATCCTTCAGTCACACTCTGATGTGAAAAGTCTTTTGGTTGTATGTTTTTGTTAAAGCGTCTCAATTTATATTCACCCATTGTATTATGTGTTACTGACTTAATATTGTTAAGTAACGTTTTGTTGTCTTGCAATTTAAAATCTGTGCCAATTTGTACTACAGTCTCTGTCTGTCCAGAATTGTCATTTCGAAGTGTAACTAATAAATCTCCGTTAATTACATAAAAACGTGTTGCTTCAGCAGGTTCTAATGTTTTCTGTCCTGCATCGTTATACAGTACAATATCCATATTTGCACCTTTTAATATATTAAAAATTTCTGAAGCTAGTTGTTCCATTTTAAATCCTTTAAAGTATTTATCCAAAAAGTATATTTTAAAGCATACTGAATGGCATAGGTTGAACGAAATCATCGTCATCATATGCATCTTCACTTAGCAAATAATCGTATGCTTTTTCTTCATAATTTATTAGTTCTTGCGACATGCGAATTACTAAAATACTAGCCATTACTAAATCGTCTGTCTCACCCTCTTTGGCTGAATAAGTATTACCACGTGCAATAAATGTTTTTAGTTCTCTTAATAGATTTTGACTGGCAATACCCATTTTGTCTGTTTCAATCCAATGTTTTAATTTACTACATGCTGATATTTTACTTTTATGTGTTGTAGTAAAACCCCTACGAAATTTTTTACTATTTCCATGTGCTTTACTTTCACTTAAAAATGTGCCAGGTATATTTTCTTCACCCAGCTCCATAACACTACCCAGTGCTGCTTCCCCCAGTGTATTATTTTCAATACTATAATAAAGCTCACAATTACCTTTTGTTTCTGTATGAATGTAGTCACATATTTGCTTAATAATTTTTACCTGTCCTTGAACACGTGTTCTATTATTCTGCCATTCTGCTATCTGTCTCATTCCTGGTAGTTCATATACTTGTATTGCGCTATTATCTCCGCCTGTACCTAAACTTGGATCTAATGCCACCATGTATATGTGATCTTTTTTAACTGGTCTATACCAACGCACTTGGCCCATTTTAGCATACGGATCTTGATATTCCATTTGAGCCAATTTTATACTATCAATAAGTGTTTCGTCAAACGCAATAAATTCACAATTATGTTCACGTCTAAATCGTTCTTCTCCAATTTTATTACGTTCTTCTTCTGCCCATTCTTCATCTCTGTCTGGGTGCTGTATCCATGTGGCTAAGAAATGGGCAAATCCATTTTTTCCTATATCAGATTCATTTCCATATTCGTCAACATTCTTATTAGCTTCACGCCAAATTTGTGCAAACTGGTCGTCGTCCATATTTGGAGTACTAGTAATAATACATTTACCACCTGTACTAAGTGTTGGACTTAATGCTGTCCAGAACTCTCTGGCTATCGTTCCTCTAACAAATGCAAACTCGTCCAAGTAAGCAAGTGATATAGACAAACCACGTCCTGTATTTTCAGTAGTTGCTTGTGCAATAATACGGCTACCATTGTCAAATTCTAAACTACCTTTGTTATATGCTGTAACACCTGCACGAATATAATCTGGTAATGTTTCATATGCAAATCGTATACGTTGCATAATTTCTTGAGCACCACTATACTTGTGTGCTGCAATAAGAATAGTTTGGTCAGCATGGAACATTGCATACCATAATAGGTATCCTGCTGCTGCTGTTGATTTGCCCATTTGTCTAGCAAGCATTGCTATACTAAATCTATTATTGTGATAATTATCTACCAAATCTCTCTGGTAGTCAAAAAGAGCAAAACGCATACGTCCTTTAGTTGGATGTTGGATGTAGCAATGCTCTGTCATAAAATATTTAGGATCATTTGCACATTTAGCCAACTCCATTAGTTGGTCTTCTGTGTATTTCTCCGTTTTATGTGGAGTTTTGGTTAATCTTGTATCTACTGCCATAATTGTATTTATAAACAGAAAAAGGGTTAGAAATTAATCTAACCCTTTCTACTTTGTTATAACCTTTAGCTATTCTTCTTAGCTTCGTAAAGAGCCTTCATATCTTGTACTGTATGCTCTTGTACATTTACCTTCATGTTTTCTGCATCTAAATAACGTTTTAGACTTAAATTTACACCCTGAGCAAAATCATATGCATCTCCGTGTTCTCTTGGTTCTACTTCTCCAATGTTATCTGGTGTGTTAGCCCATTCATTTAATTTTTCTTGAATAGCTGTTTCACTAAGTCCTGCATTTTTAAGTAGTGTAATTAGTTGTGTTGTGTCCATTGTAGGTGCTTCTGAAATATCTTCATTATGATTATGTGATGGACAATCACAGCCTGGTTTTGGATTTTTTGGATCGCATCCACAATCACCACATGCTTCCATTTGGATATCATCATCTAGTTTGTGAGCAGTATCTTTTTTCATTGTAGTCTTGTGTGTCTTACCACCAAACTCAAAACTATCTTTACCTGCACGAGCCGCTGCCGCAGCAGCTTGATTAAACGCATTTTCTTCAATGTCTGCTTCATCAATTTCTGCTTCTTCCATGTCGCCTACCATATCATGGTGTCTTTCAAAATCAGAAACAAAATCTTCAAGTTGATCGCCGCTCAAGTAACGTACTAGCTCATCAATAAGAACTTTGTGTGCGCCATCTGCTTCGCCACCTGCAAATTCATCTTGCATTCTATAAAAACCAGAAGCACTATCGCCTACTGCTTCTTCCATATCATCTTCTTTCATTGAACGCTCTTCCATTGAATCTGGAACACCGTTACCGTCTTTGTCTCTCCACCAATCACCTGTTTCATCATCACAATCATGTGAACAATCGGTAGTTGGGCTGTGCATTGTATCGCCACAGTCTTTACATGTGTAGTCTGATGCATTTAGTTGCTCTGCTTCTTCTACATGACCCTGAGTATCTTCAAAGCCAGCAAGTTTTAAAATTCTGTCTAAATCACTCATTGTCTTTTTCCTTTTCTTTTCTAAGTTTTAACAATTCTTGTACAAAACTGGTGTTATATTTGTCTCCATAATAATCATCAGTTTTTACTTTATCTGCTTCACTATAATCTGAATCGTTTAATTTACTATCATTTTTTTCCATGTCGTACTCTGATGATTCTTCTAACATGTCAATATCTTGTTCGTGTTCGCCTCTTACTTTAAATAC